GAACAACTGTCTCCTCTCGTCAGAGGTCTTATCGCGATTGTGCTTATCGTTCTAGGCACGTCTGTTTGGATCGGCTTCACGGGTGCCTGGACGCTTAGCGGCCTGGCCCTCAACGTCGCCGGAGGCTTGATGCTCGGCCGCATTTTCGCTGAAGCTGAAGGCTACAAGTAGACAAACACGCACAAACGCAGTAAGCTTTACATGAGCTATCCACTACCAAGGAGGTTGATCCATATATGGCACGTCCGACTCTGGTCGTGAAGAACATTGCCGATGCAGGCAAGCGGTACACGAAGGTCGCGAAAGACGGCCGCAAGGCAGTCCGCACGGAGTTCGGCATTCCGTTCGCGCTTCAGGACATCATCGCCGCGAAGCCGCGGGCCAAGAGCGCCATCCTGGGCGTCCTGAGCAACGGCGACCGCTTCAACGGGCAGAAGCTCGTGCGGCTGCTGGCGCGGACCCCCGACCTGACGGTCAAGGAGGTCGTGAAGGGCGTCGAGAAAGCCGCGCTCTGATGTTCGCCGTTGGCATCGGTGTCATCCTCTCGGTCATCATCAAGGCGCTGCTCGTCATCGCCCTCGTACTCGGCGGTGCCTACGCACTGACGACCTACGTCGAGCTGCCGGGCCTCGTGGATACGTTGATCTGGATCGGCGCCGGTGGTTACGCGCTGCTCTGCGTGATTGGCGTGTTCACGGTCATCGGCGCACTTGCCGAGGCCGGGCGCCGCTTTTAGCGCGGACAGTTAATGCTGAGGACTCCCGGCACGCAGGCTTGTGCCGGGAGTCCCGACGCCTCTACTTCAACGATAGGAGGAACAGAAATTGGCGATTCCTGAGCAGGCTTTGGAACTTGACCTCCCGACGATCCTGATTGGTTCTGCGGGGAAGGTGAAGGGGTTGGCCCCGCCTGGGGTGGAGGAGTATGGTTTCCTTTCGGTGCCGGGGACGCTTCGGGTTGGCCTCCGGCTTGATTGCCCGGATTCGGACCCGACCCACCTTCAGGTGCTGCTTCGTTTGCTGGAGGCTCGTTACGAACCCCCGGCTGATTGTCCGCCCGCCGTTTTGGAGACGATCCTGAATCTGAATTCTGCGTTGAACGACCGGCTTCTTGGTCAACAGCGCGACGATCTTCCGCGCGCTGCTTAGCTTCCTGAGCTATCCGCCGACAGTCAACGTCATCAACTCTAGTGATGTCGGGGCGCTTAGCCAGCAATTCACAGAGCTGGTAGTCGGTGATGGAGTCAATGGCCGCCTGGAAGGATTCCTGACACTGCCGAGATTCTGAGCCATAGCGCAGGCAGGGCGATTCGATTTTGGTGATGCGCTCATTCTGCGCCACATCCGCCTGGTTGTTCAGCACGAACGTCACTGCAATGGCCAAAACCGCAACAACGCCGAGAACGAACCGCAGCCGGTCGATGTAGACCTGTAGGCGCGTGGGTGGGTGGGGGGTCTTCGTCCGCGAGTACATCAGATTCCGTAGGCCATGATCGACAGCATAAGCGCCTGCGCCCAGACGAAGCAGACCGCGCTCGTCAGCGGAAACTTCACGGCTGCCGTGAGCATTATCCCCTCAAGTCCCATTTGAGCGAAATGCAGGCGGCCGCCAGGCCAATGGCCGCGATGACGATGGTTGGGTCCGGCTCTTTCCCGTTCGAAGGCCCGATTATGAACTCGTATACGAGGATGCCGAGGGCGGCGATGAACAGTATCAGGCGCCCTACCTGGGACCACGACGACGGCCTCATTCATCGGCGGGGGTCTGATCGGCGGTAGGCATGAAGCTATCCTACCATTGACAGATCAGTTGCGCACGCGCTACAGTTCTGTCTATGCCTGCGCGCCACTTCACCTACACCGTTCCTTCGAGCATCGAAGGCGAACCCGACGAGGTCGTGGCAATCGCGATCCAGCAGATTCAGTCGCTCGCGGCCGTGGTCGCTGAGCTATCCACCGATACCTTCGTCCAGCTACGCGCCGCCGGGATCGACCCGGACGCCGACGAGGCTGTCTCGAAGTGGCTGGCATCCGAGGGCGGCGCCAAAGCGCGCGACATCGTCTACGCAGCACGTCACTTCGTCGAAGCGACGAAGGCACTCTAAAACTGCTGTCTATCCACTCGTAGCCTTCAACAGCAGTACAACTGGCGCCCGCACATCTAACCGGATCGGGACCATAGTCCACTGGTATGCACATGCGGCACTGGGACCAGCTCACTATGAGGCGTCCAGCGGTGGAGAACATCCCGGCGGCTCAGGTCTAGAAATCCCTGCCCCGGCTACCACGTAGCCCGCCTCACAACCAGTGTGGCAGCCGTGTCAAGTCCTACCCGGCCGCCCTCTCCAGGGTGACGTGGCCCGACGCCGCTGCTACCCCCTCCGGGGTCGCGAGGCGTCGAGCGTACACGTTCAAATTTCATTTGTCAAAACAGGCTTATTTGCAGGGCTTTTGCGGGTTCGGGGCGTAAGGAAATGAAAGGCCGATTCAAAGGCTTTGGCCCTCTTGAAGGGCCTGATTTGGCTCTGTAAGCGGGATCGCGGCGTTTTGGTTTCCGTTTTAGGGCGCGAAGGCTTTGGCCCTCTAACTGAAGCTGCTCCATCCTTGACGGCGGCTATATCGTGAGTTCCGTGAGTACGAAACCCCGAGCAAAGGAGGAGTCATGTTTCATCGAGTAGGCGTCATCCTAGCAGTCCTGATCCTGGTGGCCTTCTACGCCATATCTGTTGGCGAACTTGCGGCCAAGCCGGTCCCCGAGCGCTGTACCACGGCTGCCTTCCAGTCGTTCGCGGCCGACGTGTGGGATGCGCGCTGGCAGCGCGGTGCCCCCGCCCCGGCGGCCATCCGCGCCAAGCGGAAGCGCGTCGCGTGTGCCCCGGTCGCCCATCGTCGGGCCATGATCCGCATCTGGGATCGGGAGCGCGACCACTACTACAGCGTGCGCCGCACGAAGCTCTGGCAGGCGCGCGTCACTCCCTATCCCGGCGGCGGCCGTCTGTGGGCGATCCCCTACTACATCGTTGCCTGCGAGTCGGGAGGCCGCGCCAACTCTCCGGCCGCCCCCAATGGCGCCTACTCGCTGCTGACCGATCCCCTCCAGGGAGTTCCGACGTGGGAGACTTGGCGGCCGGATTGGGCGGATGGCTATGCGGCGCCGTATCAGGCGCCGAAGCGCGCCCAGGACATCGCCGCCCATCGGCTGTGGGTCGCCTACGGCACGGAACCGTGGGTAGAGTGCGCATAAGCCCAGAGCTAATATCGGCCCTCATATAAGGGAATAGCTGATACCCACAACCCCACGCCGTTGTAGGGCCGGGTCACAACGGCGTGGGGTTGTGGGGTCAGCCTCTAGGGTGCTTTATCAGGCTGGCTTTGAGTGTTGCCATGCTCGGTAGTATAGTGGGCTTGGTTATCAGCCGTTTGAGGGGGACTCCCTCATCATATGTCAAGCCGCCATATCGCACCCGACATCCATTGACAGGGCGCGGCTTGACATGCGCTATACATTGGTTTTGAGAGGGCGCCACACTTCAAACGAAGCCCAACACGCTGTCGCGTCCCACAACGAAAGGAAATCACATGTCAATTTCAGAATTTACTCCGGCCGAGAATCCCCCGGTAACCAAAGGCGCGGCGCCGGACGACGATGTAGCGGCTGCCATCCAACGTCCGGTTCCCACCGCGCTCGCGCAACCGCTGCATCGTCAAATCTTCTTGGACACCCATCCCGGCAGTCCGTGGGATTGCTATTTCTGCGGCGGTGCGGTCGAGGAGCTTCACGTCCATCATCGTGATGGCGACCATGACAACAACGCCCCGGACAACCTTGTGGCGACGCATGGCGACTGCCACGCGCATCATCACCGCTCCGGGCTGGAATCATTCGAGCGGCCGCCTGCGGCAAGTCGGCTTCGGATCGCGGCCGGTAGCCTCGATGACATCGAAGGGCTGCGGAAGTCCGTGGCGAATCAGCGTCGGGGACTAGTGGCACATCAGCTACTTGACGCGAAAGCGGAAAAGCTGATTGATGCTCAGCTAGAGCACATCAAAGCAATGGAGCGGGCGGCGACGCTGGCACTCAAACACGCGGTGCGCGAGCACCCGCTGGCGGACTGGATTAAATCCACGCATGGGATCAGCGAAAAGGGTGTCGGCCGCCTTCTTGCTGCCATTGGCGAGCCAGCCTACAATGCCGCCGAGGATCGCCCACGGCGTGGTCCCGCAGAGCTGTGGGCCTACTGCGGCTATGCGCCAGGGCAGAAGCGGCGGCGTGGACAGAAGTCGAACTGGAATGCGGAGGCCAAAATGCGCGCCTACGTTGTCGCCGAGACGGTGGTCAAGGTCGGTGGCCCATACCGCGAAGTCTACGATCAGGCGCGTGCTTCGTGGGCTGATCGCGACACGAGTGACGGCCACAAGCACAACCACGCGCTGCGGCTCGTTGCCAAGGCGATTCTTCGCGACATCTTCGTGCGGTCCATTGAAGTGCCGACACCCAGGAGTCATGCGGCCGTATGAACTTGCTCCCGCCCACCAAATACCCCGCGTGCTCCTTCCCTCGCCCGTGGGCGGGAGCTTGATCGGTTTTGACGATCATGGTAGGCTGGTTACGTGATCGGTAGGCCATTCCAGCTTCGCATCCCATTGACTCGGCGCCGCCGGTCATTCAAACTTCAGAGGAGGACTTTTGAGTAAGATCGCCCAGGCAAAGAAACTGATCGAGGGAGGTATGTCCCAGCGCAAGGCGGCTGCCGAGGTCGGTATAGCGCAGTCCACGCTCAGCGAGGCACTGAAGCGCGAAGGCTTCGAGCCGCCTACGCTTTCATCTGGTCCGACTCCCGCGGGGATCGAGGTTGACGATCAGGATGCCTCCATTACGTCGAAGCCGCTGACTGACCCACGCGGCGTTACCCCCGATCAACTGCTGGAGAAACACGGCCTTGATCCCGAGGACTGGATCGTCACGAGCATTCGCGTTTCCGAGTGGGGAAAAACTGACGAGCCGATGTTTCAGTTGCGCGTCAACGCGACCCGCCGCGAGGGCCTTCTGGTGGTCCCCGACCTTGGCGATGACTTCGTGCCGTGGGAGTACGGCCAGGTGGAGGAGTACAGCGAGCGCCGCGTGGCGCTGATCCCCGACCTGCACGCGCCCTTCCATGACGAGCGTGCTCTGCGGGCGGTCTGCGATCTTCTCGCCGTCGAGGAACCGGCGCAGGTCATCTTCTTGGGCGACGTGGCCGACAACTCCATGCTCTCCAAGCACCGGACGCATCGCCGCTTCGGCGCCCTGCTCAACGAGACGAACGACGCCGTCGTCGCGAACTTCCGCCGCGTGCGTGAAGCCGTGCCAAACGCGCAGATCATCCTGCTGCCGGGCAACCACGACGACCGCGTTCTCTACTACGCCCAGGATATGGCGCCCGAGTTCGAAGCGCTGCGGCCGGGGAAGCTCTCGGACGACGAGGAGACGCCGGAGTCGAGCATCGGCTTCCGCACCCTCTGGCGGCTGGACGAGCTTGGCATCGAGCTGGTGGACGAGGACTGGAAACTCGCGCAGTTCGGCATCACGCCTGAGCTATCCGCCCGCCACGGCTACTTGACCGGGAACAACTCCGAGCGGAAACTGTTGGAGAAGCACGGCCGCTCGCAGATACACGGCCACGACCACCGCGGCAGCCTGATCTATCGCACGAAGCACGACCCCCTCGACATTCGCGTTGCGATGTCCTGCGGGACGCTCTGCGAGATTAAACCGGACGGTCTGGGCTACGAGCCGGACCCCGACTGGACCCCCGGCATGGGCTGGTGCCAGGTCTGGGATGACGGGCTGTTCCAGCTCAGCTTCCTGCCTTACGTCAAGAACAAACTGCTGACGCCCTGGGGCGCAGCCTTCGAGGGGAAGGAGTAAAGATATGACGAGCGAGCGTAAACCATTCATCTGGGAGGTAAAACTCCAGGCGTCCAACGGCGAAACCGTCATCGAGAAGGTCAGCGCCTTCTGGTCGCCGGTCTTCGACGGCGTCAAGGAAAGCATCGCCCTCGCGGCGCGCTGCAAGGCGACGATCCGCAACAAGAAGGACGGCCTCCAGTTCCAGGCCATCGGCGAGCCGAAGCTGTTGGGTCGTCTGGGTGACGAGGGAGTGGCCGCCTGATGGGCGACACCGCAGCCATCCTGGAGCCGCCGAGCGACGAGGCGGCGGCCGCCGCGCCCGCCGAGGAGACGGCGCCGGAGGAAGTGCCTAGCGTCTTCTCCGTCACGAACCGCTATCTCGTCGGCGCCGCTGAGGTTTCCGACGTAGGGGAGGACGGCAGCCAGATCATCCGGCTCGCGTCCGCCTCCGGGGGAGCCGTCATCGAGGCCAACCTCTCGCCGCAGCTTTGCGTGTTCATCAAAGGCAAACTCGGGGCGGTCAAGGTGGTCAGCGAAGACGACGAGGAGCAGGTCGTTGACGCGGAGGTCGTCGAGGAGGAGGAGAACGATGGATCAGGGTCGGCCTAACAGCGCCACCCAGGTTTCCTCGATGGGGGAGACTCCTGCTGAAGCGCGCCGCCGGATGGCTTCGTCCGGCGGCGCCGATGGCGCGAGCGCGGAGGCAACTCCGCCGCTTGGCAAGGAGGTCGATGGCCCGCTCCAGCCGCAGCACCTGGCCGCCATCGAGGCAGCCGAGGGTGGATTCTCCGGTGGCGCGGTAGACGGCGGAACCACCGAGGACGCGCCCGACGAGATTGAGCCGCCGACGCCGTCGAAAGCGATGGAGACGATTCGCCAGCTCAGCCAGGACAAACTCCAGCTTCAGACGGAACGGGACGCCGCTCTCGCCAAGCTCGACCGCTATGAGGCGAAGTTCGGGGAGCTGGACTGATGCTGGTCTACTTCATCGGCGGCCCGGCTGACGGGCGCACGGAAGCCATCCAGAATCCTCACCCGACCTACCGCATGGTCGAGTTGAAATCGCTGGCGATCTACAGGGCGTTCGACGTTGAGGACGCATTCCCTCCGGCGGCCGTCACTGATTGGGACGGGGACGAGCACGAGTATCGCGTCACGCGCCGGTCGCCTCGCTACGCCATCGCGGAGTGGATTGCGCCGCCTGCGGACGTGCGCTTCGAGGTCCGCGTGGATGTCGATCCATTCGACCAGGCTGCCAGCGAGACGCTGCGGCGGTTGTTCCTGGAGCGCGCGAGCGAGAAGGGCGGCGTCCGCTGCTTGGGCGCGAGCCTCACGAACGGCATCGAGGCGGAGTTGCAGTTCCTCGTGCGGGTCGAAGGCCCGGAGGACGCCGTCGCCATTCAGCTTGCGAGCGAGAAGGTCCAGCACTACATCGACGCTGAGCTATCTGCGCTGAAGCGCGGGATTCGTCAGGTCGCGGCGGTGACTACCTGATGGAGGAGACGACCACCCCACTCGGCGACGACCTGGAGGTCGTCTTCGAGAAACACATCGCTGTCTCGCTGACGACTATCAACCCTGAGCTGCTTCACGATGCGAAGCTGGAGCAGTCGGCGTTGACCAACTTCGTCGCGGGGCAGCTCGTCTACCGGCTGGAAAAGCTGATCTACGCGCACCCGCTCGGCCGCATGGTGGTCGAATACCCCGCCACGCCGTGGGAGCATTTCCGGGAGACGTACTTCCCGAAGACCGCAGTCGGCCGCTGGTTCCTGAAGCGCAAGCCGGTACGGAAGACGGCCGTCGTGAAATCGGCGTTCGCCTCCTTCCCCGAGGCGCACATCGCCTGGCCGCCGTCGTTGGGTCCGGTTACGATCCAGCTCCGCGACCTCTAAGTATGGCCGCACGCCTGATCCAAGGGGACGATGTCCTCCTCGTCAAACTCGGTGGGACGAAAGACGAGTTCGCCGCCCAACTTGCCCGCGTCAAATCTATGGCGGGCAAGCGGTACAACCCCAACCACCCCGAGCACGGGAAGGTCTGGGAAATCCCGGACGACGACACCGCCCTGCTGAAGCTCGTCTCGACCGTTGAGCCGGACATGCCGCCGGGGCTGCTGGCGCGCGTCCGCTCGGCGCGGCAGGAGCAGGCCAGCGAGCTGGTCACGCAGATTCCCGACGACGCGGAGCTGTCTGTGCCGTGGGCCGACCGGATGGCGGGGAAGCAGCGGGCGGGCGTCAACTTCATGCTGGAGACGGCGCAGGGCCACGCGATCCTCGCCGACGACATGGGCGGCGGGAAGACCGTGCAGGCCATCAGCGCGGTCTACGAGTCGTGGGCGCGCGAAAACGGTGATGCCCCCTTCACCGGCCGCGTCCTGGTCATCGCTCCGGCGTCCGTGCTTGACCACTGGCGCCGCGAGCTGAAGAAGTGGGCGGACGTGCCCGACGAGAAGATCGTCATCGTGGATGCCTCCGGCTCGAAGGCCGCCGAGAAGCGCGCCGAGCAGATCGCCGCCGTCCCCGAGGGCGGCTGGTGCCTCGTGAATTGGGAGAAGCTACAGAAACGGGTGAAACTCGCGGGCGCCTCCGCGAAGAAAAAAGGCCCGATAGACAAAGTCAAATGGTACGGCGTCATCGCTGACGAGGCGCACCGCGCCAAGAACCACGACTCCCAGCAGAGCAAAGCTCTCCGGCGCCTGCGGGCGCCAATCCAGATTGCGGCCACCGGCACGCCGGTCATGAACAACCCCGGCGAGCTGTACGCCCTGCTTGCCTGGCTGCGGCCGGAGCAGTACACGTCCTATTGGGCGTTTTACTACTCCTACACTGAGTTCTACAAGGGCTTCCAGAACCGCGACGTTATCATCGGCGTCAAGAACGCCGACGAGTTGCGGTTCGAGCTGTCGGACAAGATGGTGCGCCGGACGAAGCGGGAGATTCACCCGGACATCCCGGAGCCGCTGGACCCCATCATCTACGAACCGCCGATGGGAGCGAAGCAGGCGAAAATCTACGCGGAAGCCGAAAAAGACTTCTGGTTCGAGATTGCGCAGGCGCCAGACATCAGCAAGGAGCAGAAGCTCCAGATGGTCGAGGCGCTGGAAGACGAGGCCATCAGCATCGAGACGGTGAAGATGATGATCCCGAACGCGGCCGCCCGCACCATGCGTCTGCGGCAGGTCGCCACGTCGCCCGCCATCCTTGGCGGCGAGGACGTGTCGTCCAAGCTGGACGAAGCGGAACAGATCGTCCTCTCCAACGGCATCGACCAGCCGTTCGTCTGGTTCGCGTGGTTCAAGGACACCGTCGATCTTCTGGTGCATCGCTTCAAGGAACTCGGCGCCGACGCGCGGGGCTTCCACGGCGGAAACTCCTCGCGGGAGGACCGCGCCGAAATGGCGGCCGCCTTCCAGGCCGGGGAGTTCTCCATCATCGCGGCGACCATCAAGACGGGCGGCACGGGCATCGACCTGTTCCGCGCGGCCGACTGCGGCTTCATCGAGGAGGATTGGGTGCCGGGCGAAAACCAGCAGGCATTCGACCGCGTTGACCGGAAGGGTCAGACCTTCCACCCACAGCGCCATATCCTTCGCGCGCCTGATACCGTGGATGTAGGAAAGATAGCGCCCAAGCTGGCGACCAAGCAACTGATCGTCGAGACGATTACGGGAGGTATGGAATGAGCGATTTCTCTACGCAGCAGGACGCCGCTTACCGCGTTGCGCAGGAGGGCCTGGCCTACGCGGTGCAGGACTACTGCGACCCGGAGACGTTCGCCGCCGACCCGAAGCTCGAACAGCTTTGGCGCGCGGCCGCCCTCGCCTGCAACGAACTGGAGTCCTACCTGGCGCCCTTCGCGCCGGACGAGCTGAGCGACCGGGCCGCCGACATCAAGAAGCTGAAGAAGGACGTGGCCTACACGATCCAGCCGGACGACATCGCCGAGCTGGAGCAGACTGGATTCGTCACGCTGAAGATGCTGGACGGATCGGAAGTCTCGCTCTCACTAGACAAGGAGGGAAAATGAATCCGTTTGACCGCGTCCTCGCGTTCTCACAGTTCTTCATGCTGGCCGCCTGGGAGGCGCTGGGCGTCTTCGGCTTCGGCTGGAGCGGCTGGCTGATCTTGGCCGCCTGGGCTGTGGGGCTGTTCAGCTTCAACATCCTGACGGCGACCGCCGTGCGGACCTACTACAAGCTGGTCCAGCCTCCGGCGCCTGAGAACATCGTCAACATCGCGCCGAGCGCGGAGGAGGACATTGGTGAGTAACCTCCCGGTTTACGTCACGCGGAAGACGGCCGCCGGACAGACGGGTGACTTCTCGTTGTCGCCTGGTCTGGCTGTGTCGGTCTTCCTCCTCATTCTGCTGAACGTCGTGGGCTGGAGCATTTTCGGCCTCGTGGCGCTCGTCGTGAAGGCGGTGGAGTTCGTTGGCTGAGGAGCTGCTGGAGACGTTGGCGCGGAGGGTAATCGACCTCCGCGCCAACTACGAGAAAAAGCGGAAGGCGAAGGTCAGCGCGGAAAAAGACATGAAGCGCGCTGAAGCCGACATGAACGACGCGATGCTGAAAGCCAAGCTGCCGGGTGCCACGCTGGCGCTGGGTGAGGGCTACGGCAACGTGCAGTTCAACCGCGAACAGAAGGTCAACTCGTCTGTCTTCGACGAACCGGCCGCGATCAAATACTTCGAGGAACAGGGCCTGCGCGCTGGGTACGTGGACGAAAAGGTCCGCAAGAAACCCGTCAACCAGCTTGTCCGTGAAGCGCTGGAGAACGGCCAGGAGCTGCCGCCGGGGATCGAGCCGCGCGTTACCAAATTCGTCAAGGTCACGAAACGCGGCAAATGACTTCTTGACAGCAGCGCTAAGCTGTACCTGAGAACAGATTAACTGGTTAACTGATTCACTGAAGGAGGTAGTACGTGTCTGATTCAACCGCAGTAGAGGAGCGCGCACCAGGCGGAGAGGTAGCAGTTTCCGCCGAGCAGGAAGCCGCGCTCGCGAAGCGCGTCAAGGGCCAGGTGGACCGGAGCAAACTTCAGCTCCCGGCCATCAAGGTCGTCAACGGCCTGAGCAAGGAGGCGTCCGAGGGCGTCCCGCAGGGCACGCTGGTCAACTCGCTGACCGGGGAGCAGTACGGGGAGTCCGTGGAGGTCGTCATCAGCGACTTCTACTACGGGCGCTTCTACGCCCCGAAAGGCGGCGGCAAAGCCTACACCGCTCGCGGTGAGGTCGTGCCGGACAACTGGCCGGAGGAGTACGCCGGGCAGCGGTTCACCGAGCTGGACGACGCCGAGGAGCAGTGGAAACTCGCCGTCAACAACAACGAGCACCCCTGGGGATCGGGTCCGCCCATCCAGACGACGATTAACTTCGTCGTGACCCTCGCCGAGGCACCGGGCTACCCGCTGCGGCTCAGCATGAAGTCGAGCGATACCCCGACCGCCAACAAGGTGCTCCAGATGATCGACATGGCGCCCACGCCGTGGGCCTACGTCTACACGATCAGCTCCGATGGGCGTCAGACGCCCAACGGTTCCGGCACCTACTACGGCTTCAAGGCCGAGCAGGGCGGCACCGCGTCGGACGAGCAGCGCCAGGCGGCGGTGAAAATCGCGCTGGCCTTCCAGAGCGCCATCGACTCCGGCGACGGGATCGAGGAGGCGGGCACGGACGACGCCGACGCGAAGTCGCAGGAGAAAGCCGCCAAACGGGCGAAGGCGGCTGCGAAAGCGAAGGACGACGAGGGGCTGGGGTCCGACATCTGATCCAGCTACACTGAGCACAACTGGTAGAGCTTCGCGGCCCTGTACTCAGGGAGTGAAAGATGCGGAGCGGGACGGTGGGTCGTCGGAGGGGACGCCACCACAAACTTAATCGCGCAACATTGGGTAAGGAGGCCGGATGCCAAAGATAGTGAGCGTGGACCTGGAGACGACGGGTCTGCTTGATACGCATGAGGTATGGGAGGTCGGGATCGTTCCCGTGGACTCCGGCCGCGAGCCGCTGCACTACCAGTTCCAGCCGACCGAGCTGGAGACGGCAGAAGCGGCCGCCCTGAACGTCGGCAAGTTCTACGAACGCTTCGACTGGATCGGCGACCCGCGTCTCGCGCGGGACATGCTGGTCGAGGGCGTCATCGTGGAGGAGGACGAGGAGACGGAGAAGAAATCCGAAAAGCCCTCCGGCCACAAGGCCGTCACTGGCGCCGCCGAAGCCTGCTGGAAGATTTGCAAGGAGCTGGAAGGCGCCACCCTGCTCGGCCTCAACGTCGGCAGCTTCGATGCGCCCTTCCTCGCCCGCCTGCTGCGCAAGTACGGCCACAACCCGACGTGGTCGCATCGCTTCCTCGACCTGGGAAGCTACGCCGCGGGGGCGTGGGGTTCCAAGAACGTCCTCTCCGGCCGCGCCATCTGCGACCGCCTGGAGGCGCACGGCGTCGAGAACCGCGAGGCGCACAACGCCTTCGCCGACGCGCAGTGGAACGTGGACGCCTACAACGCGATCCTGGAAGGGATCGGCGGATGAATTGGGAAGGCTTCACCAACCGCGAGCTGAATATCCTGTTGGGCTGTCAGGAGTATTCTGACGGCGAGACGGCCGCCGAAATCCGGGGAGTGCTCTCGTGGCGCGGCGGCCGGGATCGGGACGAGTGCTAATGAACATCGACCCCAACAACATCACGCAGGGCGACCTCTGGTTCGCCCGCTTCGTCTGGCTGTGGATCGGCATCATCATCGGTCTGGTGGCTGGCGGATGAACGACTGGATCGACAACCGCACGGGGTTCCAGATTTACATGTTTGGCCTGATTCTCGGCATCCTGCTGGGTTTCTGTGTCGCGATGGCGGTCGCCGGATGAAATCGAACCTAGAAAAGCAGCTCTGCGAGGAGCGCGAATCAGCGGAGACGCTGGTCAACGACACGCACGGCGATGACGTGGTCGAGATTATTTGTTCATTCTCTGACCGGGACTGCATCGCGGACGTGAAACTGAAGGGCGTCGGGTGGATTCGCTACGAGCTGATTCTCAACGGTGACGACGAGGAGAACGAGTTGCGGAGGATTAGCTGATGGGCGCACTAGCAGATCATCTTGATGGTGAGGGGAAGACCCTCGCAGACAATTTCTGTCACGGGTGCAACATTCCGGTCAACGCAATTGGCGCGGAGTATGCTTACGGCAGTCCCGAGCGCTACGACGGTATCAGCGAGTATCAGTGTCCCGAATGCGGCCGCCGCGAGGGGCGCTGGACCGGCAACGTACTCCAGGACGGCGAGGCAGAGCCGCGGTTTGGAGGGCAGCCGTGAGCGAAGGCATGTTCGACGGACTCGCCAACGCCCAGCGCCCCCAGCGCAAGCACGAGCCTGCGAAGAAAGACGCCGGGCTGGCTGACGGCTACTGCGCCCGCTGCGACCAGGCGGTCATGCCGGAGGGCATCTGCTACCCAGAGGGTCATCCCGAGGCGCGCGCTGACGGTGTTCATGAGGTCAGCGAGTGGAAGTGCCTCCGCTGCGGCCGCCGTGAGGGGCGCTGGACCGGCGCCGTGCTGACGGGCGGCGCCAGCGAGCCGCTGTTCGGTGAGGAAGACGAGTCGAAGATCGCTACCGAGCAGGCGCAGTTTTATCCGGGGAGCCAGCCGCGGTGAGGGAGGCAAGCAACGGAGAGCTGCTGGCCCGCCTGTTCGACGGCCGCCGCGACATCTACGGCATCAACAAGGGCCGCGTCGAGCGCTGCCAGACCGGCGACTGGACGAGCACGCATTGGGAAACGCTGTTCGACGCCCACGTCGAAGGCAAGGAGGAGGCCGACCTTGGTGTCTACCTCGTGCGCGACGACGACACCGTCACCTTCGCGGCCATCGACATTGACGAGCCGAACTTCCCGCTCGCCCTGGAGGTCGCCCAGACCATGCCCGATGCCGTCCCGTGGATCGAGCAGTCGCGCTCTGGTAACTACCACGTCTTCGTCTTCTTCGATGAACCGCTGGAGGCGTACTACGCCCGCGCCGTGCTGCGCGGAGTCATCATTCACTGCGGCCGCCCGGACCTGGAGATTTTTCCCAAGCAGGACGGCCTACGCGAGGGGATGGTCGGCAACTACATCAGCCTCCCTTGGCACGGTCACGCGCGGCCCATCGTCTCGTGGCTGCCGGACGCGAAGGACGAGGACGGCCGCCCACGGCCGATCATCGACTCTGAGCCGGAACCGCGCGAGTGGATGCTGGAAGCGCTGAAGGACCGCACGTCCGCTGAGGCATGGCGCCGCCGCGGCCGCGCGCTCGGTGGCAAGCCGCGGGCGGAAGTCCGCGCTGGGGAGTTCGGGGAGCGCAACTCGCTCCACGTCTGCGCCAGCCACATCTTCGAGCACCGCCACGACAACCCGCTGGCGGAGGGCCATCGCGCCACGGTGTTGTTCAACCTGGCGAAAATGTACGCGAACTGTAAGCATTACAGTCAGGAGGAGGCCGAGCGCTTTGTGGAAGCCGTGAACCAGGCCGGGACGAATCCCGTGCCGACGCGCGAAGTGCAGCGCTTCGTCAACAACGCCTACGAGGGAGGCTTCACCAGCACCGGATGTGACGACCCACTCATGACCCCCTACGTCTCACCTGACTGCAAGATCGCCCAGGGCTAATACGTGGATCGCGACTTCGAGAAACAGGCGGCGGATTACTTCGCCGCGCTCCCCGCTGACGACCGCAAGGAGGCGTTCTCGCGTGTCAACGCGGGCATCAAGCTGACGGCGCCAGTTGAGGAGATAGACCCGCCGCCGCCCATTCACAACCTGAACGAATACTTCGCGATGGACCTCAAAGAGCCGCCGAGCCTTATCTCGGATTGCCAGGTGGTCCGGGGCGAAATCACGGCGACGATTTCCCGCGCGGGGCTGGGGAAGACGACCCTCCTCACGAACCGGATGATGCGGTGGTCGGCCGGGCTGCCGCTGTTCGATGACCAGCCCGACGTGCAGGCGCCCGAGCAGCCGCTCCGGCAGCTCCTGATCGAGAACGAGGGAAGCGGCTACTACATGCGGGAAAACATGGAAAAGCTCTACGAGCATATCGCCATCACGGACGCGAAGAAAAAACTCTCCGGCGAAAACCTGATGGTGTGGGGCGACGGTGGCTACACCGGCCTGAAGGTGGACCGCGACGAGGACATCGAACTGATCGAACGGGCGCTTCGCGAACACCGTCCCGACATCCTCTACCTGGAGCCGTTCCGCGGTATCTGGACGGGCGACGAGAACGACAACTCTGCGATGGAGGAGGTTCTGGACCGGCTTGTCGCGCTGGCAAATGACTTCGAATGCGGCATCATGCTCAGCCACCACTCCAACAAGGCGCCCGTCGAGGGCGACTGGATGGGCGCCTCCCGCGGCGCCACCGCGCTGGAGGGAAAAGTAGCTGCGATGGAGGTCTTCTACGCCGTCCACAACGAAGAATACCGCGAACTTCGTTGGGCCAAGAAGCGCTACGGCAAAAAGCACCGCCCGGCACCGATCCGCATGGAGTACAAATTCGAGACGCGGTCCCTGGAGCGCATCCCGGACTCCGAGATTGAGCAGGAAGTTCTCAGCTTCCTGAACGCGGAGAACCCGCCCATGTGGTGGGGCAAGGCGCAGATTGCGGAGGAAGTACAGGAGACGCAGGACCGCATCGACAAGAAAGCTCTACGGCCGCTGCTGGAGCAGGGGCGTATAGTAAAGAAGAACAAAGAAGGGGAAACGAAGTACCGTTACAAAATCGGCGATGACGACAAGGGAGAGGAGCTTGACTTCTAATGGATGACAAACAGCCCGACAAGGCACCTGACAACCTGACCAACGAGTTCAAGGAGCAGATTCAGAAGGCGACGGAGGCGGTCGCCAAGCAGGTCGCATTCTGGAAAGAGTTTTGGAAGGTGTGGATTCCGGGCGGCCTGCGGAAACGCAAGCGGTATCGGACCCCCGGCCACGGCAAGCGCAAGGGCATTCGGCGCCGGAAGAATAAGGCCGCCAGGATCGCGCGCCGCGCAAATCGTCGGCCCAAAAAGAAGGGAAGGCGCAAGTGAGCGTTGGAGAACAGGCGGCCGCCGCACAGCGGGAAGACCGCCCGACTGCCCCACGGAGCGACGCGCCGTCCCCACACGAGGACGGCCGCGATCCCTGGAGCAAGGCGGTCGGCAACATCGAGACGGCGTCGGGGCTGCGCTACGACTTCGAGAATCCCAAGGCGGAGACGATCCTGCTGGAGGACATCGCGCACGCGCTCTCGAACGTGTGCCGCTTCGCCGGGCACATCCGGCGCTTCAACTCCGTGGCTGAGCATTCGGTCTTGGTCAGCCGGATCGTGGAGGCGTGGGCTGGCGAGGAGTTTGAAGACAGCCAGGCGAATCGTCACGGCATCGTCCGCGCGGCGCTGCTCCACGACGCTCACGAGGCGTACATCTGGGACGCGCCGTCGCCGGTCAAGCCGTTGCTCGGTGACACCTTCAAGCATCTGGGGCGCATCGCCGACGAAGCCATCGCGGCGAAGTTCCTGCGGGAAGGCTATTCGGCCGACACGTTCAAAAATCCCATTATCAAGGCGGCCGACCGTACCGCCCTCGTCGTGGAAGGCCGCGCGCTGCTGCCGGTCGGACCCACCGATGATGAATGGGAGCCGCTGCCGCCGGGCGTGCAGTGGGACGGCGGCCTGACGCCCCACGAGGCGAAGACTCTATTCCTGCAACGTGCAAAGGAGCTGGGACTATGAAAATCATCGGACTGACGGGACGCGCCCGCGCCGGGAAGGACACGGCCGCCGGAATCGTGATGGAGTGGGTTGAGGCCCACGGCGCTGACTTCACTATTCGCCAGGGCTTCGCTGACCTGCTGAAGCTCTCGGCGTATCGGGCGCTCGGCGGCTCGCCGGACACTCCACTCGCGGAGGCCGTGCGGTTCTGCGACGAACTGAAGCAGGACGGCGGCGAGTTGGAGATTACGCTCCCGACTCTCCCGCTGTCGCCGATTCGCTCCTACGCAATCACCGGGCGGGAATTCCTCCAGCGCTACGGCACGGAGGCCCACCGCGACGTGTTCGGCACGAACTTCTGGGTGGAGGCTCTGTTCGACCACGTAGAGGCCAACGGACCCGATTTCGGGTACGACGTGTTGGTCATCCCCGACTGTCGGTTTGACAACGAGGCGGCGGCCGTCGTGGAGCGGGGCGGAGAAGTTTGGGAAGTTACGCGCCCACGGCACGAGGACGAGTTGAAGTCAGGTGTCGGGCATACCAGCGAGGCGGGCGTCAACCCGGACCTCGTCGCGGCACAGATCGAGAACAACGGAACCCTGGATGACTTGACGGCCGCGATAGGCTCGTTGTGCCAGGAGAAATTGGAGGGAGCAGAGTGAGCAGGGCAATCATCTTCACGGATCAACACGCGCCAGATGGGCGGACGATTCGCTTCAACGTGGACGAAGGCACCAGGGCGGCCGCCGCTCGGGTGAAGGAAGCCTTCGAGGGCGGCGACATGCTGGAAATCCCAAACGAGGTTGAGGGCGAGGAACCCATCTTCGTAAACCCCGAGCGCGTGGCGACCGTTTCGCCGCAGAAGGAGGACTGACATGGCAGAGTTCCAGGCGTGGCCCAAGATTCCACGGCTCAATCGCAACTGCATCGTCACCGAGAAGATCGACGGCACCAACGCGGCCGTGGTCATCGAGAAAGTCGGTCCTGGCTGGCCGAAACATGAGTTCGAGCTGGCCCGCGTGGACCTCGACCTGACGGACGCCAGCGAGCTGGCCGTCTTCGCGCAGTCGCGCAAACGGCTGCTTCAGACCAACGAGGACGGCGGCAAGGGGAGCGACAACTTCGCCTTCGCGGCGTGGGTGAAAGAGAACGCACTCGAACTGGCGGCCGTGCTTGGCGAGGGACGCCACTTCGGCGAGTGGTGGGGCGCCGGTATCCAGCGGGCCTACGGCTTGACGGAGCAGGATAAGCGCTTCTCTCTATTCAACGCGGGACGCTGGCACGACCGTGCGGCTAACGGCATCGGCAAGGAGGTTTGCCCGGACTGTTGCAGCGTGGTTCCGGTCGTCGCACTCGGCAAGGTGGGCGAAGCTCCTTGGCTGAAAGCGATGAACGACCTCGCCGAGAACGGCAGCGCCGCGGTGCCGGGCTTCGACAATCCCGAGGGAATCGTCGTCTACCACACGGCCGCGCGTACGTCGTTCAAGGTCACGTTCGACCAGGACGACCTGCCCAAGTCTGTCGCTGAAGCACAGGCGGCTGCATGAAGCTCTGGCTGATCCACATCGCGTCCCTGGTGGCGGTGAGCGTTGCGTTCGTCGCCATCGGGAAGGCTGACTTGGAGAGTGGTCAGCAGCTCGTTGCCACGTTTGCGGCGCTCCTGCTGTTTCAGGCGCTCTACGTCCCACGCTGGCCGCGGTGGTACGCGCTGAAACGTCTCCTCAAACTGAAGCCTGGACAGAAAGTGACGGTCGAAGGAAAGTGAGCCTCCGCACTAGCATCGTCTGTCTTCAGGCGGCGACGTTCGTGGCCTTGTTCGTCCTCCTGCTGGTGCAGGGGGACGACTGGCGCCTCGCGCTCGCTCAGGGCCTGCTCGCCATCATCACCGTGCTGGTGTACGTCTGATGACGGTGCGCGAGTTCATCAGCCAGCTTCAGGAAGCGATGGATCGGGCGGCCGCTCGGGCGCTCCCCAACCGGGAGGTCATCGTGTCCTTCATCGCGCCCAGCTCTGGGTTCTGTGGGCCGACCATCCGGCCCAAGTACCTGGGCGAGACGAGTCACCCCGACTACCCTGGGTCGTGGGCGCGCTACGGCCTCACGCGGATGCAGGTCGAGCGGGTGCTCGAAGCCTTCGACGTGACTCTGCCGCCGGAGCACGCATGACCGACGACCAGGCTGCCGACACTCCGACCGCGCGGCGGTGTACCATCTGCGCACTCTCGCTTCCCAGCGACGAGAAGTGGAAGGAGTGCCCGCAGTGTGGGGAGGGCACGAGTATCATCGGGAACGCCGAACCGAACATCACTGACGAGGAGGCGACGAAGGTACTCCGCGCTCGGGAATTCGAGGAATACCTTGAGGAGCAGGGGATTAAATGAGTGAATGTTACCCAACGTGGGATAAGGTACAAGAAGAACTAGAGGAGGAGTTAGAAGGTAGACGCGACCCGTGGATTTGGAGACATGCGTTGACGTATCTCAGAATGGCTGCCGAAGCGAACTATCGCCCTGCGGCGCCAAGTGATGGTTTGGGTAATATACAATTAGATGATAATACGCTTGCACTTCGGGATCAGCTTGAGCGCGAGGCATTTATGTTTGGTATTCGGTGTGTTGCAGAGGAAAAGAAATTAACGGTACATTATGGTTGTGTTGACTGTAGAACTGGAGAAGCGTCCCGGCTTGCAGTTGAGGCCGCTAAGTGTCTGAACGCCGGAGAAGATATAAACAAGACTGGCGTGTTGCTTCTTCGGATGGCGCTTCGCGCTGCTGAACGTGAAGCAACCAAGCTTGAAGTAACGCCTGACGAGAGGGAGCGGGCAATCGCGCAGGCACTATATCGTGTCAAAATACACACGTCCCGTCCGCCGAAAGACAAAAAGGATAAGGTGTACTTCATTTTAGGACATGATTCGTTCAAGATTGGACACGGACTTGATCCGGCTCAGCGGTTACGCGATATGCAAACGGGAAATCCAGACACCTTAGAGCTACTTGGTTGGATATATAGCGATGTTGCTAGTGAGCCTGCTTGCTGGGCGGCAGCAGAAAAATGTGGGTTCAAGAAAATACGCGGGGAGTGGTTCGATGGCGTTATATCAATTGGTGATATGTATCGCGTCGTATATGAGGCTGCGAAGTGAAGAACGCTGATTTATATTGGCTCGCTGGGTGGCTGGAGGGTGAGGGCAGCTTCCGCGCGCAAATTCAACGGCGGCCTACGGGCGAGTATCCACGGTTTCATATCGTGGCGCATTCAGTTGACGAGGACGTGGTTCGGCGGGCAGAGCAAATCGCTGGATACGTCAGTGGTCCGTATGGACCATACACTGAGAATCGTCAAGCTTTCTGGGTGTGGCAAGAGAAGCAACGCGATAAGGTATTCGAGCTAATTACGCTTTTGTACCCGCTAATGGGTGAGAGACGGCAGAAACAAATGGACGCGATGTTGTCAGTTAGCGTGAAGTATCCAGCCCGCTACACCGGGCGTCAAACTGTAAGGAGGAAACGCGGTGCCTGAGAAACTTAGCGAGCGGCGTGTAGTCGAGTTTGACGTAGAGACTTCAGGTCTACAGTGGTACGCCCACGAACTCTTTATGGCTCAGTTCTTCGACCCCACCGACGAGGAGTGCCTAGAGTGGGAGGAGTACGCAGAACCCGGCGACGAGGAAGTTGTCGAACGTACGCCGCAGGCGGTCATCCTCCGTCACCCCGAGGACAAAGAGGAAATCCAGCGCTGGCTGGACAAGGACGCCTACTTCCGCGCCTGGAACTCCAAGTTCGACCTTCACCACCTGGAGTCGGCCGGGTATCGCATCCCGCCGCGGGACCGCTGGGAGGACGGGATGCTCGTCGCCCACATCCTGGACGAGCGGCGCAGCGTCGCCCTCCAGGCGGTCGGCGACAAGATGTTCGGCACGGAGAGTCCGTGGCCGGAGGGCGCGGGCATCGAGTTGGAGAAGGCCGTCAAGGCGTGGATCAGCGCCGAGAACAAGAAACGTCGGAAACACAGCAAGGACACCGGAGAGAAATTCGTCATCGCGAACTACTCCGACGTGCCCGCCGACATCATGGTCCCCTACGCGGGCCACGACGTGGAACTCCAGCGCCGCATCTGCGACGCCATCGTCCCGCAGTTGGAGTCGAACCCCGACCTCGTCGGCGTCTACGAGTTGGAGCGCAAAGTGCTGTCGGCACTCTTCGACGTGGAGGCGCTGGGGATGGGGATTGACGAGGCGGGCGCGCGCAAGCTGGAGGTCGAACTCGAAAACGAACTGACCAAAATCCGCCTCGACCTGTTCGAGCTGGCGGGCGACGACGAGTTCAACCCGAACTCCCCGATCCAGCTCGCGGCCGCCTTCGAGCGGCGCGGCGTGGACCTGAGCCACATCGAGAAGTCGGGCAAAACCGGCCGCCGCTCGATGGCCGCCGACGTGCTGGAAGGCTTGGACGACGACCTCGCGCGGCGCATCGACGACTTCCGCGGCGCCGACAAGATGATGTCCACCTACGTCTGGCCGCTGCTGCACGACCAGCCGGACACTGACAAGGGCTACGTCCACGCGAGCCTGCACACGGACGGCCGTCTCCACACGGACCTCCGCCAGGTCGGCGCCCGCACCGGGCGTATGTCCTCCAGCCCGAACGTGCAGAACTGGCCGCGCGACGACCTGCGGATGCGCCATCTGGTCGTCGCCGACGAAGGCAAGAAACTCGTCGCCGTTGACCTCGACAGCATCGAGCTTCTGATCTTCGCCGCCTTCCTGGGGTCGGAATCCATCATCCTTGACATGATGAAAGACCCCGACGCCGACATGCACACCCACACCGCGAACATGATCGGGCTGAAACCGCGCGACCGTGGTTTGGGTGTGGTGGAATCGCCTCGCCAGCGCGGCAAGAAGTTCAACTACGAACGCATCTACGGCGGCGGCATCAAAGCCATCAAGAAGTGGCACGGTGTGGATTCGCCCACGGCGCGCAAGTGGCTGAACCGTTACTACGAGGCGTACCCGGAAGTCGAAGAATTCCAGGACATGATCGAGCTGCGTCTCGAAGAACGTGGGTTCGTCAAGACGCCGTGGGGTCGGCGCCACCGCGCGTGGAACCCACAGTTCGCCGACCGCGAGGCGTACAAATTCGTCAACTACCTCGTACAGGGATCGGCGGCCGACTTGTTCAAGGAAGCCGTCGTGCGGACGCACGAAGCGGGCATCCCGATGATTGCCCTGACGCACGACGAGATTCTGGCTGAAGTGGATGCCGCGGAGGCGGAGGAAGCGAAAGTCATGATCCAGGGCTTCATGTGTGACTTCCCCAAAATCAACAAACTGATCCAGGTGTCGGCCGAGGGCGATGTCGTGGACCGCTGGTCGCAGGCCAAAGACCCCAAGTTCGATCCGGGGTGGTAGGGATGATGTGGAGCGAATTGCTTTGTCTGCTGCGCATTGCTCGCTGGGCGTTCCTAGCAGCTTGGGACGCACCCCGCGGGCCGTGGGTGCCTTGACGTGGACGATACGCTGAATATGCAGACGACGAAAGGAAACTGGTGAACCGCTACGACGCACTACAACATGCAGTTCGCGCTCACGGTGGCGACACCGATTGGGGCGGCCAGCTCTATGTGCTGCACCCGATGGCGGTCGCCGACCGGATCGACGCGAACTGGCAGCCCCTCGCGGAGGAGGCGGCATACTGGCTGACCTCCGGTGTGGATGTTGAGGATGCCGTCATCGTGACGCTCCTGCACGACGTACTAGAGGACACGGACTACTTCCTCGCGCCGACCGACTTCACCAGCGCGCAGTGGGACGCCCTCGACCGCGTCACGCGCTGGCCCGACGAAACCTACCGCGAGTACATCGAGAAGGCCGCGGGTAGCCCACTCTCCATCGTCGTCAAGCTGGCCGACCTCTCCCACAACATGAGCGACGAGCGCAAGGTGGGGCTGACGGAGAAGCAACTGGAAGCCGCCGCTGGCCTTCAGGAGAAGCGCTACGAACCGTCGCGCGACCGCCTTTGGGAAGCACTCGGCCGCGAGTGGTGGCCGACCGAACAGACTGGAGACTGACTATGTACATGATGACCACGCCGTATCGAGACTTGACGATCTTTGGAGAGGCCGACGACAACACGGTCGAGCAGATGAACAACTGCCTCGATGTGCAGTCCGGCTCTAAAGGTGTTCTTTGCGCGGACAACCATTTGGGCTACGCGCAGCCGGTCGGTGGGGTCGTTGCGTACAGAAACCGCATCAGCGTCAGCGGTGTGGGGTACGACATCGGCTGCGGCAACAAGGCCGTGAAAACCAACCTGAAGGCGGCCGACGTGGACATCGCCGCCATCATGGACGAGATTGAGCGGCGCATCGCCTTCGGCATCGGGCCGAACCCCGGCGAGAAGGCGCCCGACCATCCGGTTCTCGACTCCATCCGCGATGCGGACTTCGCACCGCAGCGCGCGCTGCTCGACAAGGCAGCCAACCAGCTCGGAACGGTCGGCGGCGGGAACCACTACGTGGACCTGTTCGAAGACGAGGATGGCTGGCTTTGGATCGGCGTCCACTTCGGCAGCCGCGGGTTCGGGCACACGACCGCCAACGGCTTCATGTGGATGTCGCGTGGCAAACCGTTCCAGACGAAGGCAGAGTTCAAGGAGGACTTGATGGCGGACCCCATCACCTTCCGTACGGACTCCGCCGAGGGCGAAGGCTACATCGCCGCAATGCAGCTCGCGGGAGAATACGCCTACGCTGGCCGCGATGTGGTCGTGGACCGCGTCCTGGAGATTCTGGGCGCGGAGGCTGTCTGGGGCGTCCACAACCACCACAACTACGCTTGGGCCGAGGAGCACTTCGGCGAGAGCTGGCACGTCGTCCGCAAGGGCGCGACCCCCGCGTGGCCGGGCCAGTACGGCTTCGTTGGTTCCACGATGGGCGAGAACTCCGTCATCCTGCGCGGCGCGGAGGATCAGGCGGGAAAGACGCTCGCCTACCAGGAGGCCGCGCTGTACTCGACGGTCCACGGCGCTGGCCGCGCGATGTCGCGTAGCCGGGCGGCCGGGAAGCAGAAGAAGCGCTGGACCTGCAACAACCGTGACTGCGACTGGTTCCAGCCGCCGCATACGCACAAGCCGGAAGACGAGAAATGCCCGAAGTGCGGACATCCCAAACTCTCGAAGCAGTGGGTTCAGATGGAGCAGGGCGAGATTGACTGGACCGTCGAACGCAACTTCGTGCGCAACAACGGCGTGGAGCTACGGGGCGCGGGCGCCGAGGAGGCACCGTTGGCGTACAAGCGCCTGCCGAAGGTTCTGGAGGCGATGCACGACACCATCGAAGTCGTCCACACGCTGCGCCCGGTCGGCGTGGCGATGGCGCCGAACGGGGTGCCTGCCGATGACTGATTTCAAGCCGATGTTGGCGCACTCAAAGTCGCCCGACCCGGAATCACTTGCCTACCCGGTGCTGGTGCAGCCCAAGCTGGATGGCATCCGGGCCGTCGTGCGGGGCGGCCGCTTGCTCTCGCGGACCCTGAAGTCAATCCCCAACGCCTCGATCCGCGCGGTGCTGGAGGACGCCGCCTACGAGGGACTGGACGGCGAGTTGATTGTCGGCGACCCCACCGCGGACGACTGCTACCGGCGGACTTGCTCGTTCGTGATGGCGGAAGACAAGACTGACGAGCCGTGGACGTTCTACGTGTTCGACAAGCACAACTCCGCCGCAGCCGTTGAGGACCGCATCGCGTCCCTGGTGGCCTTTGGGCGTGTGGTGCCGGTGACGACCATGTCCGCCGGAGGCGCCGACGAACTGGCAGAGCTGGAGGCACAGTACCTCGCGGCCGGGTTCGAGGGCGGCATCATTCGCACGCTCGGCAGCGCCTACAAGTTCGGGCGCTCCGGCAAAAAAGGACCGCTGCTGAAGCTGAAGCGCTACATCGACTACGAGGCCGAGGTCGTGGGGGTTGTCGAGGAGCTGCACAACGGCAACGAGGCGCGCACGAACGAGCTTGGCCGCACTGAGCGGTCGTCCCACGCCGAGAACAAGACGGGCAAGGGAACGCTGGGCGCGCTGATCGTTCGGGCACTCAACGGCCCGCACGAGGGCGTTGAGTTCAAAGTCGGGACCGGCTTCACGGCCTCCCAGCGGGAGGAGTTGTGGGACGACCACGCGACCCTCATAGGCTACGTCGTCAAGATCAAGTCGTTTCCGGTCGGAACGAAAGACCGGCCGCGGCATCCGGTCTGGTTGGGCTGGCGCGACCTGGAGGTAGACGGCTGATGGCCGTCAGCAAGGCGCACAAGAAACTGATAAAAGACGCGGAAGCCGCTGGCGGCCGCATCGTCAAAAAGTCCAAGGGCATCATGATCCACGGCCCGGAGGGGAGCGCGATGATTCATCTTTCGACCTCAGACACCAGGGCACTCGCCAACGCGCGGGCTGACCTTCGCAGGGCGGGGCTGGATATATGAGTCACGCTTCGACGCCGCCGTACAAGGTGGTCAAAGTCAAGAGCATCGTCAAAGGGCCGTTCTGCTCGCCCTGGCGGCACCCGATCTGGTGGTGGAAGATGCGCCACCTTCGCGCCGACATCAAGGTGCTCGACAAGATCAACCCGGACCTGTCGTCCAAAATGCGGGAACTCGAAGACGACGCCTTCCTGAACGGGAGCGGCAAATGAAGCACTGGCTCTGCGTTGATCCCGGCGAGACGACCGGCTACTCCATCTGGGACGAGAAAGGGAACTTGGTCTACGCCGACCAGCTCCCGATGTGGAACTTCATCGACCTCGTATACGAAACGGCCGCGCGCCAGGATGACGACAACGACTTCCGCAAAGCGGTGACGTGGGGTGACGTGGAGGTCGAGGACTTCGAGGCCGTCATCTGCGAGGAGTGGCAGCTCTACCCCTGGGAGTTGCAGAACCTGGCCTGGGACAAATGCCGGACGGCTCGCGCCATCGGGGCGCTGACGCTGATCTGCCGCCGGTTCGGAATCAAACTGGTCTTCCAGGGCGCCGACATTAAGGAGGCAGCCAAGCAGGCTGGCGCGGAGGCGCTGTACCTGGAGCCGGTCCACGAGAACCGCCACGCCAACGACTCCATTCAGCACGGTGTTTTCTACGTCGCAAAGAACGGTGGGGCACCCGTATGACTTCAGCTTTCGGACAGAAGCGGGAGCCGCTGGCACAGAACCAGCTCATAAAGAAACTAGAGGCCGAAGGTAAAACTGACACGGATGAATACCGTGAGGTCATCGAGGAACGGCGGGAGTACGAACGCATGGATTATGACCTTTACCTAGACGCGAAGCTCGGCTGATGGAGGTACAAGCAAACCCGGAGAGTCTGCCGCGTCTGATTGCGATGCTGCTCGGCGGTTCTGCGCCACCGCGGCCCAAACGCTGGTGGCAATTCTGGCGCCGCCCGCGCCACTACACGCACATCTGGAGGCGCCCACACGACCCGGATGGTGACGGTGAAGGGACGTGGTATCGGCCCTTCGCTGATTCGAAAGGCTGGTGTTGGCGGCCGCCGGACATCGCTCCCGAGGATCGCTGCACTTCCGAGGAGTGCCTGTTCGGGCGCGAATGGATACAGTGCAAGAAGCGGCGCGGGCACAAGGGCTGCCACCGCAACTGTGAAACGTGGGGTTGGGACGAAGGAGACGAGCGGGCATGACGGACACTTATGCAACGGGGACCGTCAAGGTCAGCGCGAACAACGGCGGCGCCCTCGCAGCGCAGGCTCTCGCCGGACAGTTCGGCGGGAAGTGGGGCAAGCGCGCCGTCACGGCGGCCGCGCTGGCGCAGATGGCTTGGCCTGCATACAAAACGGCGCGGGAGTGGTACCGCAACCGGAACGGCGACTACAAGCTGACGATCCACGGCGAAGACATGATCTACGCCGACGTACACGCTTGGGTGCTGAAAGAAATGGCGGAGGAAGACCGTCGCTCCATGTCCGCCAGCACGGAAATCACTTACGACGCGGACGACAACGAGATTCCGCACATCAAGCTCGGCTTCGACGGCAGCGTCGAACAGCAGATTACGGTCGCCGGGCACCCGGTGGTCGTGAAGGTCAGCCGGGAGCAGCTTCCCGACCGCATCAGTCTCTCGTCGGACAACTGGCGCCTGAGCATGGAGAAAATCCTGTTCACCACGGAGACGCTGGAGGCTCGGGCGGCCGTGGTCGAGGCGCTGGAAGCCGTCGCCACCGAGAAGTACAAGAGCGACGATCCGCCCGCGCTGATGATGCCGTCGCGTTGGGGCGGAGGCTGGCAGAAGCGTGCTGACCTCCCGACCCGCGGCCTCGACTCCGTCATTCTGAAGGCAGGCCAGTTGGAGCGGCTGTCCGACGACCTGGGCGACTTTCTCGCCAGCGAGGATCGCTACGTCAGGATGTCGCAGCCCTGGCACCGCGGCTACCTGCTGCACGGGCCTCCGGGGACCGGCAAGACGAGCCTGGCGCGCTCTCTCGCCACGGAGTACAACCTGCCGACGTACTACCTGCCCCTGGGCGACATCGCGAAAGACTCCGACCTGATGCAGCTCGTCGGCGGCATCAAGCCGCGGTCGGTCCTGCTGCTGGAGGACGTGGACAGCTTCCACGCGGCCACCGACCGTAGCGACGAGAAGGACCACGCCTCCGTGGCGACGCTGCTGAACGCCCTCGACGGCGTCTGGACGCCCCACGGCCTGATAACCATCATGACCACGAACAACAAGGAGGCGCTTGACCCCGCGCTGATTCGCGCCGGTCGCATCGACGTTGACGAGGAACTGAGCAATCTCGACGAGGATCAGGCTGTCCGCCTCGCGGAGCGTTTGCGGCCGGGTGGATTGACGGACGCAGTATCCTTTGTAGGACAAGCACCATCTGAGCTGATCGAGCACATCCGCAACAACACGTAAGGAGGCACCATGCGTAAAGCTGCATTCCAAATCGGCTTCAACCTGTTGGTCATCTTCGCAGCGGAATTCGCTGTGCGGGAGGTCTTCCGGGCCGTCACCAGGCGGGCACGTTGATCGTCCGCGCCTTCGACGCGATGCAAGCGGCGGCCGCCGCGCTGGACGATTGGTCGCCCGGTGATACTGCTCGCGAGGAGGCGCGCATGGTCTACAGCGCGGCGGCACAGATGCACGTTGCCGCGCAGGCTGCCTACAAGGTTCAGTTGGACGACCGCATCCCGGTCCCCGACTGGATCGAGAGGTACCTGCCGTGAGGCAATCCGGCGACACGACGGAGGTCACGCAAGAGCCGCCGAAGGTGGAGGTCAACGGCGTGATGATGACGCGGCAAGAGTGGCGCGAATTCATGAAGGAATGCCCGCACGAGAGCTTCAGTCACCCCGGCGTCGAACTGATGGACGGCAGCCGATGTCGATTTGCGACCGCTGCAAGTTCATCCAGCACGAGGAGATTGCAAAAATGATCGAAGGGGAGGCAAACTGATGCTGACGGAGGAGCGCAAGCTGGGACTGATGGGTCTGGCGACGTTGGGGATTACCGAACGTGTCCGGCTCAATCGCACGGAATCCGCGATCTGCGGCGTGCTCAAACTCTGCGGCATCGAGGAACAGTCTGCCGAGAATTGGGCCAGCGAACTGGTCTACAACGAGGGCGACGAACCCTTGGAGGCTGTGGAGCGGATGCTGAAGGCGCTCGACCTGGAGGTCGGCGAGTGATTCGCGTCAAAGTCGAAATCGTCCCTCACGGCCGCGTTGATGCGTCGGAGGTTCTGCACGACATCTGGATCGAAAACGACGGAACCAGCATCGCTGGCGTCGGCCCGGACGAGGGCGGGATCGGCAACTACAACATCTTTCCAGACGGCGAGACGCTGTCGCATCTTCACGTCGTGGACTACCCGAGCATCGTTCGGGAGTGGAACGAGCAAGTCAAGGCGGCCGAAGCCGAGCCGGGATTCGACCGCGCACGCGCGCCCGTCCCGCCGAAGATCGAGCGCGAGTTCGAGGTCGCGTGATGCTGCTCCGGCGCCGTATCCGCAAGCTGAACGAGCGCGCCCGCGCAGCCTGGGAGAAGGGCCTGGCCGACGCGGCGCCCACGAAGAAGGTCTACCAGTTCGACGGCGGCCCTGAGCGCCACGCCTACAAGGCGGCCGTCGAAGCCGCGCGCAACGGCGAAGCGACGCGCTACCTCCCGCTCGACGTGTGGGCCATCGTGCTCGCCGAGGACGCGAGGGGCTGGTGATTCGCCTCGTGTGGACGTGGGTCAACCCCGTCGAGTGGGCGAAGGCCGTTGGCGAGGCACTGTGGCGGGGGTCGTGGTGAGCCTGCCCGACCAAGAAGCCGCGGCGACGCGCAGGGCCTGGAACTTCCTGCTGCACCTGTCGAGCGGAGAGATTCGCGTCTCCGGCCGCGTGACGGACCTCCGCGCCGAAGCCCGCGACATCGTCAAGCACTTCCCGCTGGGCGGCGACCTGGCGGAGGCCGCGAAACGCTACGCGCCAGAGCTGCTGGGGAAAGTCGAACGTGAAGCAGACGCACTGGCGCAGGAAGCCGCTAGGGAATCAGCTCGCGCCGACGCCGCGGAGACGCGCGTGGAGGAACTGGAACCGACGATCCCGCCGGACTTCCTCAACATGCCTTAGCCGCCGAAGAACCCCCGGCCGCCGCCTGGACCGTGAAGCGCGAAGTCCACCAGGCCGGAGTTGTCCCACGCGCTTTCGCGCGCCATGATGGCGCCGGGGGAGTCGGGGTCGCCCGCGGGCGTCGGCGCCAGGATAATCTCGCGCAAGGCGGCCTCCGCAGCCGGGTCGTCGCGTTCGATGGAGACGATGTCGATGCCCTGGCCGCCCTCGTGAACGCGACCCCAATGGGCCAGCATCTTCGCGGCGACCATGTCGTCGTGCCCGGTGGCCGCCTCGAACTGGTAGCGCCCGGATTTCGTCAGCGTGAACTCGTAGCTCTCGAACTCCTCGCGCATGTCGCTGAGGATGCGCGCGCGGCCGTGCTCCATGTCGGCGGCCAGCAGCCGGGCCATCTGCTCCTTGCGGCCGCCGTTGAAGTCGATGGGCGTCACGTCCACGCCCGCGGCAATCAGGTTGTCGTGGACCACGTCGCCGAGGCCGGTGGAGTCGATCATCGCCGTGACGCCGTCTACCCCCGGCGCATCTTCCAGCTCCTGGATCGCGTAGCCGATGCGTTTCTGCTGCGTCGGCCAGTCCAAGTCCTGGAAGCGCTCGAAGTAGCAGGGCATCCCGTCAGATTCCCGGTCGGCGGTGATGACGGTGAAGTCCTGCTTCTTGGCGAGGTCGATGCCGACGAAGATGTTGCCCCGCGGCTCGACAATCTCGTCGATGACGGAGCCGTCGCGCTCCAGGCCGAGGCCGAAGATCGAGGCGCCCGCGGCCAGGAATTCGGCCATAATCTCTTGGCGGAAGATAATCTCCGGGAGTTCGTCCTTCGCGGCTTCCGTCTCCGCCAGCGGGACGTAGGGGTTGTCGGTCTGGGCGAAGCGCCAGCTCTCGTAGCCGCGCTTGTTTTCCTGGCCGAGCTTCCACATCTGCCAGAACCAGTTGTGACCACGCGGCGTGCTGATGATGAACGCCTCGCCCCCGGTGTCCATGAGGGTCGGGCGGATAAGCTGCTGCCAGACGTTGTCCGGGATCAGGGCGGCCTCGTCCACGACGACGAAGTCCACACCCTCGCCCGCGAGGGAGTCCGGCGAGCCGCCGGAGTAGAACTCAATCATCGTCCCGTCCTTCAACTGGAGAATCTTCGTGGTGGACGTGTAGGCGGGCGCCGGTTTGGCGAGCCAGGAAGGCGGGAGCTGGTTGACGACCTCGCGGTATCCACGGGAGACGTTTTTGTACGTGTTGGCGATCCACCAAATCATCTTCGGCTTGCCGCCGGGGACCGGCCGCGCCCGGCGCACGATTTCGTGGGCGGCGACCTTCGTCTTGCCCCAACGCCGCCCGGCGGCGAGGGTGCGGAAGCGGGCCTGCGAGTCGAGGATGACCTGCTGGCCGCCGGGGTGGGGGATCAGGAGGCGCGATGCGAGTTCGTGGCGCGCGCGAGACAGCGCCTCCGGGTTGTCGCGCCCTAGAGCTTCAGCGCGAGCGCGGTCACTCCCCGACATCGGCCGCTTCGCCAGCGATTTTCTTCGCCAGCTCGGGGTCGTCCATCGCGGCACCGAACAGGTCGGAGGCAGCATCGCCGGGGTCTACACGCTCGTTCTCGTCCAGCACGTCGCGCGCTGGGGCAATCTCTTTGCGGATGTCGATAATCTCTTTGACCGTCAGCTCCTCCGCGCTTTCGAGCCGGGAAATCAGCTCGGAGTCGGTGCGCCGGACGATGCGGGAGACGCGCTCGCGCATGATGGCGTGGATTTTGTTTTTGACCTGCTCGTCGTGGCGCCAGTTGATGATCGTGTTCTTGACCGGCACGTCCTCGATTTCGGCGAACTCGCTATGGACCGTCTCAGCGATGGTTTTGTTGGAGGCGCCGTCCGCCCACAGCTCGGCGACGCGGTCCCGGAGGCCGTCTACGCGGTCGAGGGTGCTGATTCCGCTCATTCAGCCAGTATACCAAGGAAGCCCACTGCCGGGGTCGAACCGGCGACCTCTCCATTACGAAAGGAGCGCTCTGTCATCTGAGCTAAGCGGGCGAAGCTAGGGTAACACGAAGAAGGACCGCCCCTATCCCGCGGCGCTTGGGGGCGGTGATGCTGGTGGGGATGCCCACGTTGACGTGTAGACAACTCCGGTCTTGGGACCAGCGGCAGCCGGATCGCGGCGCGGCTCTAGAAGCCGCGGAGGTTTAGCCTGCCCTCCAGAACCAGAGTATCACAGAGGGCAAGGGAAACTCCCCCTATTCCGCATTTCGGGGGAGTGTACTAGCCGGGCGGTTGCGGAACCGACCTAGTGCCTTAATCGGTTGGGATCAGCAGTGTATCAGGCCGTGTCCTCGAAGTCAATGACCTTTAGGCCAAGGCGCTCGGCGGCGTAGTCGAGGAACTTCACTGCCTCCGGGACAGCGACGCCAGCGGCGAGACCGGAACCTACCGTCAGCCAAGTCTCCCATTCGTCCGGCAGATCAACGACACCGAGCTGGGCAAGGCCAGCCACGATAAGACCTACGGCGCCCTGGGCGACAACCTTGCGGCTGATGGGGAAACGATACTTGGGCATTCTTCCTCCTTCCTGGGGGTTAGGCGATGGGCTTCAGACCAAAGTGCTTGCGGCGCCCGTTGACCTCACGGCGGGCCTTCTCCTGGGCCTTCCGGTTGCCGGTCTGCTGGGCCTTGTAGTAGCGAGCCAGCCACAGGACGTACTCCATCGGGTAGTTGTCCCCTGGATCGACGTGCCCGCCGCCGGAGGCGCCGAGCTGCTTGTGCGTCGCGACGCCGGAGCGCGCGACCACGCCCGACCCGGGGGTCCACGCCCGGCGGATGGGGATGTTATGCTCGATGCTCCAGTAGGCGATCCACTTGGCGGTGTTGGCGAGCTGGTGCGAGGAATCCCGCATCCACTCGCGCCGCGACGTGGTCGCCGAGAAGTGAATCTGCTCGATGGACAGCGCTGGAGCGTTGTACGCCGACTGCGTCCACGCCTTGCGAGAGTCGGGGACGAGGCGAGCATCGTGGCCCTCGCTGTCGTTGACGATGTGCGAGGAGGCTTCGTTGCTGGGCTGGTTGAAAAAGCTGATGATGCCGTCGATGTCCGACAGACCCGGCCGGTTATGGCTGACCGTGATGTGCAGGACCATGACGCTCGGCTTGACGCCAAAGCGAGACGACTGGTTAGCGACGTTCGTGGTGCGCTCGGGAGCGGGGAAGTTCTTAGCCATAGACGTAGTCTAGCGCGTCAGGGCCGCAGGCGGACCACGTCGCGCGCGAGGCGCTTGCGGCCGCCGCGCTGGATGGTGAGGCCGCCCTCCGCCTTCACGAGGCGGCGCCGCTTGTTGCGGTTGACGTACTGGCGGTGGAAGACCGCGGAAATCCGGTGCGCCGTCTTTTCGCCGATGACGCCATCGTCTTTGAGGCCCTGGTCGCGCTGGAACTCGCGGACGCCTGCCTTGACCTTGCGGTCGAAGGTCCAGCGCCAGCTTCCGAGGTAGCCGTGGTTCTTGCCCTTCGGATGGATGAAGGCTAGACGTTTCGTGTACCAGACAACGCGCTTACCCTCGCTGCCCTTCTTCAGCGGGACGAACGGCGGCGGGAAATCGCCATCCTCCGCGAGGCAGTTGACGTGCCACCACTCGCTGAAGGCTTCCGTCTTGAAAATCTTGTACCGGCGGCCGTGGTCGTCCACCCAGGAGCGCATCCACGGTTCCTTCAGGTCGATGGCGCGGCCGCAGCCGTGCTCAGACGTGCCTGGGACGGCGGCAACCGGGCCGCCAGCCTGGAAGGTGGCCCACGTCCGTTCCTGACCCTCGATGTCGCGGTAGGTGCTCAGTTCCGGCCCGGTCGGTTCGAGGCCCGCGGGCGCCGGTCCAGCTTCCCAAGCCGCTGCGCAGGGCTTCAGGAGGCGGCCGTAGGGCTTGATGGGCGCTAGAGCGCTATCAAGGAACCGACCGTTGTTGGAACAAGGCATGGCTTTCAGTCTAGCACTTCGCATGATCCTGCGAGAACGACTCAAAACGTTGCAAAATGCAACGTTTCAAAGCGCCATACCGAGTCATCCGACACGAATAGGATCTACCCAGAGCCGCCGCCGTGCGGCGCGCACTTCGTAAGCGCCGTCGCTTTTCATTTTCTCAACGATACTGGCGGCGGCCGCGAGTCCGGTATGCCGAGTCGCCAGCGTTTGTCCAGTTACCAGAATCCCAGCGGTTGATCCTAGTTGCGTTATTGCCCATGCGTCCGCAGCAGCAACTGCGCCTACAGCGTAACTGAGCCGGGCAACTTGGTTACTTACTAGGCTAGTTAGTGCGCCAGCAATCGTAATCGTATAATCACCTTTCAGGGGTGCCGTAATGCTTAGCGGATCAGTCGGCAAACTGTTATAGGCGCCCGCGGTGTTTATCGTACGTTCTGAATCAGAGCGCGCGAATAGTGGAGGGCCACCAATCTTCTTCCACGGAAATTCACCTTCGCCATCGTAACGAAGCTCCCAAATTATTCCATCAGTTTTATTTGCGACGAAAGAGCAGCGATCATTTTTCACGGCTTCCGTAGTCGGCAGCGCTTCCACAATCCCGAAGTCCTTGAAACCAAGCTGTTGATATTCATGTGCGGTAGTGCCGGGAGTAATATTACCGGGAGTGATGATCTGGAAAGTCCGGCGCTTATTGCGCGTACCTTCTTCGACATAGATAGTTGAACCACCAGACAACTCAGCAGCGGCGTCCGCGTCAAGAGCCCGCGAAGGCGTTGCTTTTACAATCCAAATACCATTTTGTGATTTCGTGGTCTGATCCTTAACCAGAACGCGATCATTTTCGACAAGCGTTACACCATCTAGCGCATCACCGGGATTGAGTGCGGTTGCCGTGGCGATGTTTGCAGTCGTTGCAACGCGAACGGAGTTCTTCCAGTCAATGTTTTCGGATGATCCAGCCGGACCTTCTTTTCCATTAGCCCCCTTGAGATTCGCAATGATGCCCCATACGCCGCCTTCCTTTTTGTATACATCGCTGGTTTCCGTGCGGAAGTAATAATCGCCATTCACACCCGTTCCACCGGCGGGTTCTTCAGTACCGCTGAACCAAGTTGAACCATTCGTGCCAGTTGCGCCCGTTGCACCTTTGATGTTGACTTCAAGCGACCACACTGCGGGCGCGGTCTTCTTGTAGATGTCTTGCGTGGTCGTCCGCAGGTAGAAATCACCGTCGCTGCCTAACCCCGTACTCGGAACAGTCGTACCACTGTGCCACGTCGCGCCCGCTTTCCCTTCTTTACCTTCGGCACCGGAGGTCGCCTGACCGAATACACGCGAGCCGCCGCGGGCGGCGTCCTCGTTTTCCAGGATGCGCCGCGTCTGCTGCTCGGGCGCCGAGAGACTGATATCGCGTGGGTCACGCGGCAAGAGATTCACCTTCTTCGTCTAGAAGCACAGGAGTCACCGTGCTCGTGCCCTGCTCATTGATATTGAATTTAACCTGATAGACGCGAGCCTGACCATTAAACAGCGTCACGTTGTCGTTGATAACTGCGCGGGCCGTGACGAGGTCGCCAAGGTTAAAGTCAACGCCGTACTGCGGAACGCGGCCGGTCCCGTCGTCAAAGTCCAACGTCATTGCGGCGACATAGCGCGGGTTCTTACGTACACGGACGACCTCCTCCAACCATTTTTCCCGAAACGTCGAGTCAGTAAGTCCGTAACCATCGACCACCGTTTCGAAGCGGCCGCGGTGCGCCTCGCTGGCGGCGTCGTTCTTTACTTTGACGCTGGCACCTTCAGATTCAAGGCCCTGGTCGGGCAAATGGAAGGCGCGGTTCGTCAAGCCACTGAGGTCGCGGACATAGGACATCTGCCGAACGTTCTTCTGCCCCCAGCCGCGCTCAAACACCGCGCTCGACGTGCCACCGATAGTCGTTTTGCCGATGAAGGTCACCGTTTTCGTTGCGAGTTCCCCGGTGTACGGTTCCATCCGCCAGTCGAAGCCGTCAAAGCCATGTGCGAGGTCGTTGATACAGCCAAGGACAGGCTTGTATGGCCCAGCGACGTAGGTGCCGGACCCAGCCGCGCTGTATTCGGCTTCGGCAAGCACGCGCACGCCGGAGTCGCCTTCGCCGTTGGCTTCGTTGATGATTTTCCGCGCCGATTTCGCCTTGTCACCTTCGTATTTGGTGCCGCCTGCGGACTTCCCGGCCAAACGGCGCGACAGCTTCCAAGCTGCATCTGCCGAGTTGATTTTGACCAGCGTGGATTCGCCCTCACCGAACTCGCAGGACGTAACGTAGCCAAAGTACCGAAGGGTTTTGTCCTCCCAGACTTTCAGTTTGGTGTCATCTTCGAACAGGGGCACGAGGATGTCGTTATCAGCGCGCACCTGAAAGCTCGCCGTACAAGCCCGATTGATCGCCAACGCTAGACTGCGCTGCGTCGCGTTACGCACCTCCGCGATGGGAGTACCATCAAGTTTACAAAGTTCAAACGTCCACATTACAACCACGCGCTTTTAGAAGTTATAACGAACCCCGCCGCCGGGGTTGCTAAAGAGGAACTCGTTAAGCGAATGGCGTTCGGGCCAGGTACGAGTTCCCACCAGTCTGATGCAGTGAACGACAATGCGCTATATTTACTCACGCCTGCTTCATCTTTCACAGTTTTATTGAGAAAATCAATGGTCCAAAATTTACCAGCCGCAATCGTTCCAGTGAAGTTCAGTTTCTTCCCAGTCGTTATATTTTCAATTACAGGATTGACAAGTTCACCAGAAATTTTTATGCTAGGAAACGTATCTACCGTACCTTTATTTTCGATGATCAAATCTGGAACTGAATACCAGACATACGTATCCATGTAATCAACTTTTAGCGTGCCGCCGCTGCTCCCGGCGAATACAGCCAACCGAACCCCAAACTGTGCATGTTTAACATCAGAAACCGTTAGCGTGGTTCCCCAAAGAGAGGTCGAAAACCCGTAGCTCTTAGTTACCTCAGCTTCGCCCCATTCTTCGGCGCTTTTTTTATTTTCGCCTACAGCTACACCAGCCTTCTCTAGTTTAACTTCAGTGTCTTTCGGGCCAAAGCCTCCAAAAAAATATCCCGAACGCTCGATATGCGCTTCGACGCCTAAAATCGTAGCGTTTGATGGAATACTTGAATGCGGGGTATTCACCTTAATTACATTAGTGTTTAATTCAGCAGCAACAGCATTTTCCGCGCGCGTATTATCGCTGATTTTCACATTGTTTATATTCGTCCACGGCTCGGCGCCGCCCTTGTCTTCGACCGTGGCTGGCGCAGCAATTGAACGCGCATTACTAGCTCCATTAGATAGTTCAATCGTAGTGCCGTATATACGTGGATCAGCCGACACCATCGCAGCCTGAAAGTCCTTCACGAACCCTTTGGTTATACGTAGCGGCTGCTGGCGGCGAAGCTGAAGTTCAACTTCTTCAACTGCGCCCGTTGGTTTCCATTTAAGCGTTGCATTACCGCGCATAGCATTCGTTGCCCGCATCAATTTTTCGATGCGTTCAGCGCGCACCGTCTCCGTGGACGCGATAATCGTCCCCTGAAGAACCACCGGCCGGCGGCCGTAGTAGAAATTGCCATGAATGCCACCGTCGTCTTCCGTGCGATCTTGCGCATCCTCACGCACATCTGGTGAATCAAGGCCAGAGCTTTCAGGACTGAGTACGCCAACGAAGTTAGGATCAGCCGAATCGTTGAACACTACGATAGTGCCGTCTGGTCCCGTGAGGGTATACTTTGCGCCCCATTCGACTCCGAGTGACATTAGAGATTGCTCAACTCCCACTCCTGCTGCTTCGTCCACGTCATCGGATCAGGCGGCGGCGCCGCAAAGTTGTTCACGACCTGAATGTTAGCGCCTTCAGACCCACTTGACGAACTGCCATTCAACATCGGCGTCGCCGCCGCGAGAGCCGTCATTCCGCCAGGTGCGTACGACGGCTCTCCACCGGAAGCTCCGATAGCGGCCGCCCCAGGGCGTGCCGTAGGCGTTAACTGCCCGATGATGTTCGATGCGAACTGCTGGTAGAGCTGTTCACGCGCTTCGTTGTAGGAGGCAGTCTGCTCACCAATCGTGCCCTTGCCACCGTTCCCGGCCGCTTCTTCACGTAGCTGTTTGAGCTGTTCCCCTTTCTCAACATCATCAGATGGCGAAGGCGTACTCAATGCAGCGTTGTATTCCCGTTCGGCAACTTCAACCATCTGTTTACGTGCCGCTTCTTCAGCGCCGGCATTGCCTTCCAGTTCGGCACGCACAAGGGCAGCTTTCGCATATTCCATTTCCGGCGTCGTTTCAGCGCCTTCGGCATAGGGAGCATCAACAACGCCAGTTTCTACATCCGTGATGTACTGAAGTTCTTCTTCGGAGCGTTCCGCGCTCACTTTCGCTTCATTCATCTTGCGAGCGCCAGTAATTTCCGAAAGCTCCTGCTTCGCTTCCGCACGAATCGCAATTAGACGAGCGCGTTCTTTTTCCTTCTTACGCTGTTCTGCCTCCATTTTGGTGATGGACTGCTCATGCGGGCGCTTCCGCTTCGCAAATGCAGCATCGGACTCATTTTTGCCCTGCTTCAGGTTGCCGAGCTTCGCTTTCTCTTTACTGATTCCCCGACCGAGATTGCGAATGGCTTTCTGAGAGAATTCACCTTTACCATCAACCAAGCCATGGATACGGCCGAGTTCTTTATTGACCGTCGTCCGAATCTCCGGCACAAGCGTCGTGAGTTTGCGGTACTCAGCCGCCTGTTCGGAGAGCAATCCGCGGAGGCGGCCGAATTCCCACTGCTCCATACGGCCAGCGCGAATCTCGGATTCGTTGTGGTTGAAGACCTGACCGTAGACTTCTTCCTTGATACCAGCAGCCGTTTCGGCAGCGTTGTAGGCCGCGACCGGACCCCATTTTTCGACTTTCGCGATCTTATGGGGGCGGTTCTTCGGTTTCGGCGGGTGGTTCGCCAGCGTCTCCGCCGTCGATTTGCCGGTGCGCGCTGCTTTGCCGGATTTTTTGGCTTTCCCTCTCCCCTTTTTGTACGCGGGAATCAGCTCGTAACCAAACTCACCGGCCGCATCCTCCAGGTACCGTTCGTTGTCCGACTGGTAGGCCGGATTGGTCGCGATGACATACTCCGGGTGGCTCGGCGCCTGCTCGCCGACCAGCATCGTCGGCCGAGTGACGCGGAAGCTCGGGCCGGAGCGCTGCGTGACTGCCTTTTCGTTTGCGCGCTGGATTTCGCGGTCATTGATGCCGCCCGTCGCGAAATTGGAATAGTACATCGCGGCCGGGCCGCCGGAGAAGCCGCCGGACTTGCTCGTGACGACGTTGACGTGGACCGTCTTGTCCTGGAGGCCCGCCAGCGCACCCTGCACGGCGCTGATGGCGCCGAGGGCCTGCGCGTTGCTGGCCGTGATGTTGATTTTCGGCTTCGCGCGACCGGCAGCGTCCGCGTTCTGTTTAGCGGTCTTCGCCTTCGCGCTCGCGTCGTCAATGGCGGTGATGCGCGCCTGGTACTTTTTCGATGCGACGCCCTGAATGCGGTGGTGGAAGTTACTTGCCGTCTGTCCTGACTTGTCTTCGGCTTTCAGTTCCGCTTTGTACTGCTTCGTGACGAGCCGCGTGAGGTTGGCTTTGAGACGCTGGATCGCCTGCTCGGCGTTCTCCGAGCGTGCCAGGATGTGAACAGTGCTTTTGGTTCCAGCAATACGCTGCGAGAGTGCCCCAAGGCGTTTAAGTTTCGACTGCGCCTGCGAGTCATTCGCCCCAACTTTGATGGTGGCACGAGCAGATTCGACGCGGTTGGTCTGTTTCTGGAGGCGCTGAAGTTTAGCGATGGTCTGGTCCGCACCCTGCGATTTGACTGCGACCGATTTGACCTGCCCACCGCGGCCGAGTTGCGTGAGTTTGTTGCCCAAGTCCGTGACACGCTGGACATCCTTCGGATCAACGAATTTTCCAATCTTCCGCGTGGCGGTGATGCCGATGGTGTCTGCCAATTTACGCAGACCGTTCGCAGCCTGCTGGCTAATGGGCGCTAGTCCTTTGAGCTGCCGTTCGTACGGGATCGCGGTGACGGCCTCCTGCTTCTGCGCGGCGGCAACGTCACGGGAGGCGGTCGCCAGGTCGCGTTTGGCGCGAGCCAGTTCCTTGTACTTGTCCTCGTCGGCCCACCCTTCGGAGTCCGAGCCAACTATGCCTTTGCGCGCCCACTTCTGGTTCTTGATGGCGAGTTCGGCGGCGCGAATCTCCTCCTTGGCGGTAGCGACGCGCTGTTTGGCACCCGCGACGAGCTGGCGCTGATCCTGAATCTGCTGCCGGTTGACCGTCGCACGGCGGTAGGAGGTCGCAGTCTGGCGCGATTCCGCCGCCGCCAGGTCTTCGACAGCAGTCGTAACCTTTTCCGCAGGAGCGTTTTCCTTCTGGAGCTTAATCAGCCGGGCGCGGGCCGAGGCGGCAGCGTTGTTTGCTTTGATGCTGCGGTGTTGGGAGGCAATGAACTGGTCAACGTGACTCGCCGATTCGGTCATCGAGGTTTTGATCTGCTGGCCTGCGGCGCGGAACTCCTCGCGAATGTCCTCCACCGTGCGACGGTCTTCCTTCAGCAAAATGCCGAGGCCAATTAGCCCAGCAGTAACGCCGACTGGAATCAGAACCGCAGGGCTCAAGGCGGCACCCAATACTCCTGCACTTCCAGCCAAGCCGAAGGAAGCAGCCTCAGCAGCGCCCGCGGCGCCACCAAATAACGCGATCTGTTTCGCAGCGCGCGCGGCATCGTCTCCAGCAGAAGCAACAGTCGTCATCTTCTTACCACGGCCGAACCCGCTGAACATCCCAGCGAAATCCCCGGCGCGGGCGGCTGCGGCCGCAGCAGCGGAGGCGGCAGCGAAGCCGTAGAGTGCTTTCGAGGCGGCGCTGACGCCGGAGGCGAATGCCATCGCCTTGCTTCCGACCCAGAGGCCCGCGAGGGTGATACCGAGGGCCTGGAAAATCTGCTTGATGCCGACGAGGTCGTTGGCCGTCTGCACGAAGTCGCCGATGAAGGTTGCGATCTTCAGTAGGCCGCTGGCAACCGGGGAGGTCGCGCGCGAGAACTGAAACAGGAGCTGCGTCAGATGCCCCAGCGTGGACATGAAGTTCTTGCTCGTTTCCTCCGAGTCCTCGAAGAATTCGTTAAGGCCGCGTTTGCCCTCCGTCGTCTGCGTCCACTTGTCCCAGCGCTGGATGACGCCGTCGAGCGATTTGACGAGGTCGTTGCCCGAATCCGAGGAGGCATCGAACAGATGGACGAGGAAGGAGCCGGTGCTCTGCGACAGGTGGCCGAGGTCGCGCATCTGACCCACGAGTCCGCCCACGTCGCGCTCCAGCGCTTTGCCGCCGCCGACTGCGCTCTCCAGGTTGTCGGCCCAATCAGCGAAGCCATTGGAGAGGCCCGGCAGGAAGCTTGCGCCCGCAGCCGAGAGGCGGCCGAACATCGCGATGAGCGAGCCGAGGCCGTCCGTGAGGCCGGGGATCGACGCGCGGAAGTCGGACATGATGCTTTTGAGGACGCCCTGTGCCTCGCCGGAGCGCAGCGACTTCATCCAACCGGACCACGCGCGCGAAGCAACCTGCGTGGTTTTCACCGATTCGCTGGCGAAGGCGGGCAGCAGCGTCTGGACCGTCTTCAGGCTTTCGCCGAAGGCATCGAAGGCGGCGGGCCGCGCGGCGGCCGTCAGCTCCTTCCAGCGGTCTTTGATGCCGCCGTAGGTCGTGAACGCCTCGCGCGCGCCCGCGCTGACGCCGTGAAGCTGGTGGTTGAGTTTTTCGGTGGCGGTGGCCGCCTCCGTGCTGCCTTTACCGTATTTCAGCTCGGCTTTGTGCAGCGCCTCCGAGGCGGCCGTGACTTCCTTGAATTCCCCGATCATCGGGCCGACGATGAAGCCGACGCCCGCGGCGGAGAGGGCCAGGCCGGACAGCGCGCCCGCGCTGACCGTGGCGGCGCCAGCCAGGCCCTCGCCGAGGGTGCCGACCAGAGAGACGAGGCCGCCGCCCAGCTCGAAGATCAGCGGCCCGAGCAGGCCGAGGCCGACCCCCAGGCCCTTGATGGAGGTCGTGATGGGTCCGATGCGGATGGACGTGTCGCCGAGGCGGTCCAGCCAGCGACCAAGGATCGTGTTGTTCCGCTGGATCGCGGGGTCGAGGTCGGCGACCGAGCCGCCCAATTTCTCGATGCGGTGCTTGACGTAGTCGGCTTCCGTGCCGACGCGCTCCAAGGCACGGCCCTCCTTGGTCGCCACCGCGACGGAGCGCGAGGAGAAAATGCCGCGGGCAGACTTCTGGAGCGCGATCTGGCGGCCGCGAAGTTTCTCGTACTCGGCCGAGAGCTTCGCCAGCTCGGCGCGCTCTTTGATGGCACGCGTGACGGCCTTGTCGCGTTCGATAGAGAGCCGCTTCTCGGCTTTCGCCTGCTGGAGGGCGGCGCGTTCGCTGAGGCCGCGCTCTTTCGCCAGTAGCCGCTCCTGGGCGGCAGCCGCGCGCAGCTCTTTCGTGTCGATGCGAATCGTTGCACGCTGCTTGTCGAGGTCTTTGAGCTGCGCTTTCGCGGTAGCGATCTTCTCGTCAAAGTGTTTCTTGGCAAGGTCAACGGTGGCGCGCGCACGCCGCGTGTTCAGGTAGTCAAGTTCGTCCTTCGCCTCCTTTACCTTGCGGTCAAACGCAGCGGATTTAAGGTTAAGCTGGGCCGCCGCTTTCTGGCGGCCCAGCTCATCAAAGTCACGATCAACTTTTGCCTTGAAGGCGGCCAGCTCGGCTTCGCCGGGGGCAGCGTTGACGTGAATGTCAACGTGCGCGCTTCCTACCTGCTCTCCCGGACCAGCCATTACCGACCACCCCCACCGTCGAGCAGACCGGACTCCTTCGCCCAATCTTTATGCGACTTCATCCAGTCCTGCCGCTCACGGTCTTCGTTCGCTTTCGTACGTTCGACCGCCGCCTTCGTGACCAGCGCCTCGACCACGAGGAAATTCGTCACCTCGTCTTCGCTGAACTTAGGCAGGGGCATTCCAGACTCCTTACACGTCCAGAATATCCTCGTCGCCACCGTCGATTCCACGAAACTTGCGGAAGACGGCGGAAGCCTCCAGCCCGCCAATGTGGTGCCCGGTCGCATCCATGTCGCGGCGCCGCGAGGCGAGTTCCACGAGCACTTCGAGGTCGGGGGTTGGGACGGTTGGGATAACCTCCTCTGGGGTCAGCTCCGGGGCGACGAGGGTCTGGCTGACGAGCCAAGCGTGGAAGTCGGCCAACTTCGCCAGGTTCTCCTTCTTCTGCTCGGGCGTCTTCTCCTCCGTCTCGTCAGCGCGGTTGCCGGGGATGGCGTACTGGAGCAGGTCGTTGTCCAGTTCGCCGGCCTTCGCCATCTGAGCGAGGTTGGGGATGCGAATCTCGGCGACGAACCCCGAGGGGAGCGTCACGGTGTGGACGCCTGCTTTCTTCCAGGCACTTTTGTTGCCCGGTTTAGGTGCGGTGCTGGTCTGGCTCACTTGTGTCCTCCTTGGACTGTAGTTGGTCGATGCGGTCGCGGAGTGCGGCCGACTGCTGGTTTACGAACCGCGCGTCGCGATACAGCTTCTTGGCACAAGCGGCCAGGGCTGCGGCATCGTCGCGGAGCGTGTCGAGAGTGACTGCCTCCATTCATCTAGCATAGCAGTCAAGAGAAAGGGCGCCTCCCCAGGCGCCCCGTACTGCACGAATGTCAGGTCTATTTATTTTTCGACGTTGTTTTTGACGGTGGCCTGGACGAAGCCTTCGGCATGGCGCTGTGCAGCGCCGCGGACGGCGGCCGTGACGGGGGCGCCACCGGCATCCGGCTCCACCGGGAACTCGGTGTAGGCGGTTTTCGGGACCACCAGTTTCAGGCTGTTATCGGCGTCGTGACCGGCGAATTCGAAGGTCAGGTTTTCGGTCGTGAAGATGTCTGCGCTCTGCGTGGTGCCAGCTTCGCCGCCGTAGTGAAACTTGTTGTACTCTTTCAGGTCTTCGACGATGAAGTCGAACCCGAGGGTGACGGCCAGCGGACCCTCGACGATGTCGAAGGGGACGGAGTCGTCCGTCTGCTGGACGGTCAGGTTGTTACTGATCGTCATTTCGAACGAGCTGACGAGGCGAGTTTCCGCGCCGCCGATTTTGACGGTCGCTTTGTTGAAGTTGAGAGGCGGCAGGGTGCTCGTCGCCGGAGGCGCGAGGGCTTCTTTCCACTGTTCCGTTTTGCGGACGGCGGAGCGGCCCATGACAGAGAGTCCGACCGTGCCCGGCTGGCCGGTGCTCCAGTTGAGCGACAGCTCGTCCACTTTGCAGTCGTTGAACTGCTCGAACAGGGTGGCGCCCTGGCCCTTGCCGAGGGTGATGTACGGCAGGGAGGCCGCCGAGCTGACTTTATGGGTGAATTTTTCTGCGGCTCCTTCATGTGCTGCCGTCCCGAGGGCGTACTCCAGAAGGTGGTGAATGGATGCGGTGCGAGCGTAGGCGGAGGGCGAACCCTCCGAGCCGGTCTGCGTGACGAAGAAGTCGCCTGCGTTACGGCTGGCGTCCGTCTCGGAGAGCTGATCCGTCTGACGCGACGGCGCGACGTTGCCGTCCGTAAAGAGGTAGGTGTCCTCCCATTTCGTCGGTTCGACCGCCTTCGCCGTCTGTTTGGCGATGACGAAAAATGCCTGGTTTCCGCGTAAACCGGCCATTACTCGGCGACCTCCACGACCGGGCTGTACGCGATCTGCTCGGCGACCTCCGGCGTGACCTCGACGATCGCGCTCTCACTCTCAAAGACCAGCGGCTCGCTGCCGACGAGGGTGACGGTCAGGGGGTACTGCTCCACGTTGACGGAGCGCAGCGTGACCTGCGGCCGCGTGTCGGCGATGGGAGCGTCAGAAGTCTCGTCCACGACTGGAGCGTTAGAAGTCTCGCCTGCGGCGGCCTGCTCAACAGCGGCGGCAATCTCAGCCTGCTTCGCGACCTCAGCGTCGTGCTCAGCGTCGAGGCGCGCGGTAGGAGAATCAGCCATGCCCTGCATAGTAGCAGATTCGTCAATGGGCGGCCGGATTAGCCGGTCGTCTCGATCAGCGCCGGGTTCTGTGCCTTGCCGACCACCGTTACCAGCAGACGGCTGATGTTGCCGCTGGGGTCGGGCGGGTAGTCCACGCGCGAGACGGTGTAGTACCACAGGTGTTCGTCGCCGTCCGTGGTGCCCTGGTTGCCGTCTTTGTGGCAGGCCCGGCGGATACGTTCCGCCCATTCCTCGATGGGCGTGGGGTCGATGGTCCGGTCGGGGTCCACGACGGCCTCCCACTTGTGGAAAAGCTGGATGAAGGCGGTCGGTTCGAGAATCAGCTCGTTGCTGACGGGGACGTTGCTCGGGCCGGGGTAGACCGCGCCGATGTGTCCCTCGCGGCCTTTGGAGTCGTGGAGCTTGTCGTTGAGGAATTTGATCCCCTCCGCCGCGAACTCCGCCGTGAGGGCGGCAATCAGGCGCTCGCGGAGGCGCGTCTCTGGGGCGGTTGCGGCCATCAGGGCATGTTACTACGGATGATGCCCATGATGCGCTGGTTGACCATCCGCAGGGCGTTTTTCATGAAGTGCGTCGCCGGGTTTCCAGGGTGGACCACCGGACCCATCACCGGCCCGAAGCCCTCCGCCTCGTTGACGAGCGTCGAGCCGAAGGTGGCGCCGATAAGGTGCGGCGCCGCGCCCTTCTCCTGCGCGAGCGCGTAGGCGGTGCCGACCATGAAGCCCGAGCCGGTCGAGCGAATCGTCCCCGCCATCAGGCCGGAGCGCTTCGGCGCGAAGGCGGCCGCGAGTACGGCGCCGACCTGGCTGGCCTCCTCCTGGCTGCGCTGGGCGCCTACGTCGAGCGCCTGCGCGAAGCGGCCGAACTCGTCACGCCACTGGACGCGCGTCTCGAAGCCGATGTTCCCCATCGTCAGAGCGCAATGCGCCGGTATGGGTCGAGGAGCGTGATGACGCGCGCCGGGAGCGAGTTTTCTTCGCTGATCCGCTGGTAGACGTAGCTGAGGTTGGCGATGGCTTCCGCCTGGATGTCTCCCTGCGTGCCTTCCTTTTTGAAGAACTCGTCCACGAGCCACACAACGGCCTGCTTGACGCTCGCGGGGGAATCCCCCGGCCAGCCGAATTTGGCCGTGACCTTCGCCGTCACGGCGTCTGGGGCACCACCCTGGCCGAAGTAGGTGTCCAGGTTGCGCGTGAAGCCCATCGCGCCCATGCTGGACCCAGCGAGGCTGCCGCCCGCGGGCGTGAAGTCGATGTAGTAGTGCGTCGGACCCTCACGCGGGCCGACCCAGAAGGCGCCGGAGGGGAAGGGGACCGCGCTGCCCGCGCCGGGCACTTCGAAGCTGATGGAGGACGGTTTGCCGACGAAGTCGTCCGTCTCCAGGATCGTGGTGTGGATTTCCCAGGGGAACTCGCGCGTTTCGTCCGACTGCGCGGTGGTGAAGTCGCGGCCGGTGTACTGGAGGACGGCGTCTTCCGCCGAGAGGATGGCCGCCTCGATGGCTTCGTCGCGCTCTGCCGACGCTTCCGTGAGCTGACGCCGCGTCTTAAATTCGTCGAGGGTCAGAATGCTCATGAGGACAGTCTACACCCCAGAACGAAGACCGGCCGCACTAGGCGGCCGGTGTAGAGGGTGGATAGGGAAGGTTGGATCAGGCGTCGCCGTAGTTGGCTTTGTTCGCCGCGCGGTCCTCAGCCGGGCTGTCGCCGGTCAGCGGGGAAACCTCGCCGGTGCGGTCAGCATCGCCCTCGCCGACCACGACGGCCGGAGGGCCTTCGTTATCGACGCCAGCGTTGACGACGGTCACGACCGGGGCAGCGCCTTCGGCTGCGGCCGCCGTGAGGGCGGGCACGTCGGCGTCCTCGAAGGACTCCGCGTCGAAGACGACGGTGTACGGGCCGCCGACCGAGCCGGATACTGCGACTCCGCCATCGGGGATCGTCTCCAGGTCTTCCAGGGCCTGCTGAATTTCCGCGGCCGTGAGTTCGGCCTTGGCTTTCAGGTTGCCCGTCGTGTCACCATCGAAGGTGAGCGTGGTCGTTTTACCGGCGGTGACGCCAGCGTAGTCCAGTTTCTGGACCTCGTTCGACCCCGCCGGGGAATTGATGTTGACCGGCGTGTCGAGAATGGTGGTTGGGGTATCGCTCATAAGTCTGCGCTCTCCTTAGTGGCCCTTCAGGCCGTCGCCCTGGATGACCGAGAAGGCGTTGGGGTAGCGACCGGCGGTGAAGCCCAGGCGCTCCTCCGAGCGGAACACGGTCTGGTTGCTGGTGAAGAAGACGTGCTGGCTCGTGTCCGTCACGATGCCTTCGCGGTCGAGCACGAGGCCCTGCGAGAAGTCACCGATGATGACAGCGCTCTCGTCGTCTGCGTCACCGAGGTTGGTGGGGATGTTGGGCGTGCAGTAGACCGGCAGTCCGAACAGTTCACCGCGGGGCAGCGTGCCACCGTTGTAGCCGGGGATCGGCTCGTTCGGCTTGCGGACGGTGCCGTTGGCGCCAGACCCGAGGATGTACTTCTCGTCGGTGCCGCGGCCTTTCGCCAGCCAGCCCCAGGTGCGGGGGTGCATGACGATGGCGTCCGGGAACCCGAGGTACTTGGTCTGGACTTCGGTGATGCCGTCGCTGATCTTGTCGAGCAGTTCGATCTGTTTCGGCGAGGCGGCCGTGAAGGGAATGCTGGTCACGCCGGGCGTGTTCAGGATGCCGAGCGGCTGTCCTGCGCCGGAGCCGTTGATGAACGCCTGCTCCTCCAGGTGGACGAAGCGCTTTGCCAGGTCTTTGGTGACGAGGCGGTCCACGCTCCACTTTGCGTCTTTCAGGAGCTGGTTCGACACGACGGCCATACCGGCGGCGGTGTAGACATGCGCCTCGAACTCCGAGAAGCTGAGGTCGTTCTTGATCTTCTCCGCGAACTCGGCGGTCCATGCGACTGCCAGACCCGAGTCCTGGGCGATGAAGCGAATGGTGTCGCTCCCGACCGGCTGCGAGGTAAAGAGCTGGCGCAGGACGCTCACGCTGTCCCGCAGCGGGATCAGCTCGTCGCTGACCTCCGGCGGAACCAGGAAGCCTCCGGCGGCGTCGGTGCCCTCGCCCATCGCCTTGCCCTCGAAGTAGTCGTCGATGCGCTGGCGGGCCTTCGGGTCGCCCCCGCGGGCCAGGCGCACGTCGTTGAAGTAGGAGTGCTCGCCGTGCTCACCGTAAACGTCCGGGTCGGAGGCGGCCTGTGAAGTGAAGAAATCAGCCGGGAGCGCCTTGCCCGCGACCTTCTCGACTGCGCCACCCAGCGTCTCGACCCGACCGATCAGGGCCTTGCGCTCCAGGGCGACTTCCTCAGCGGCGCGCGCCTGGCTCAGGCGCTCCAGCTCAGGAGCCAGCTCGTCGAACTTCGAAAGCATGTCGCTGACGGCCTTGCCGTCCAGCTCGTCTGCACCCTCCGTGATCTTGGTGCGCAGCTCACCGACCTCTCCGGTCAGCGTCTCGAACTGCGTATTGATGTCGGCGAGAGCAGCCTCGTCGAGGGCCTTGCCCTCCAGCTTGGCCGAAAGCTCTCCGACGCGGTCGGTGAGGGCAGTAATCTGCTCGGTGAAGTCCATGCGCCGCATAGTACCACACTCGTAAAGGGAACCGACCTAGGCGGCCGGAAACGGCTTAGTTAAGCCACTCCGCGGGGATCAACACCATGCAGTCGTGCGCTTCGGCCTCACGAATGAGGTATTCACGCAGGGCCTTCGCGTCCTCCACGTTACCCGCCGCGCGGTCAACTGCCTTCGCGATGTCGCCGGGAGTGTGGATGGTCGGCCGCTCGGTGCGGAGGTAGCCACCTTCATAAGCCTTACCCTCGAACGTATCCAGCGCGGCGTCGAGTCCGGCGATGGCGGCGGCCAGGTTTGGCTCGCTACCGAACGCCTTGCCCGCGATAGCGAACAGGCTGCCGGGTTCCATCGGGACAGGAGTTACGCTTATCTCGGCCACGTCGGCTTCGTGGATGCGCGGGCCGTGTGGGGTCATTTTGCGCTTGAAGATGCCGCCGACGCTGAAGCCCTTGATGGTGCCGGATTTGACCTTGTTGTACACGTCGGCCAGCGGGGAGGCTGGGTGGGGGTCGTCCAGGCGGGCCTTCACGAACAGGCCCTTGCCGTCCAGCTTGGCCTCCTCGACTACGCCGAGAGCCTGGTCAGTGTGGTGGTGGTAACAGAGGACGGGGTTACGCCGGAAGTATTTTTCGAGGCCCTTGTCGAAGACTCCCGGCATGAAAGCCTCGCCCTCGCGGTCACGGTCAAAGCCCGCGGCGTACCCTTCGATGCGCAGCGCCTTACCGTCCAGCTCGACACGAGCGTCCGCGTCGAGCGCGAAGTCAAGCTGGAACGGTGCCTGCTCTTTCACGCTCCGCAGTGTAGCGCAATTCAGCGGAGCAGATGCGTTAGCAGAGAAGCATTATGCTTACCGCTATTACATGACGGGCAAAGCCCCGCGAAGTTCTCCCAGCCATGTTCGCCACCCGTCGACAGTGCTTCAATGTGGTCAACGTGGATAGGACCATGAGCGCCACAGAGTTCGCAGATGCCCTGACGCAGCATCTCCGCGAAGGCGGCCGCATCTACTGAGTCGCCCTGTGGGGCATTGGCTTTCAGGCCGCGATAGCGACTCGCCGCTGGGCGCTGATGCGCGCGATACTTCTCTGGATTCGCCGCGCGCCATGTATCGCGCCAGACCGCTGCTTGCTCAGGATTATCCCGATAGCGCGCCGCTGACCTGGCGGCAATCTTATCTGGATACCGCGCACGATAGCGCCGCTGACGAGCCTGCGCCGCCGCACGATTACGGCGATACTTTGCGCGATCATTCGCGCGGCATTTGTCGAGATTATTCTTCCGTCGCGCACGTTCTGCCAACCTTTCTCCACGGCGAACGCAAGCTCTACACACGCCACGGCGCCGCCCTGAATCAGTCCGCAAGGCAAAATCTTCAAGCGGCTTTTCCTCACCGCACTTTGAGCAGCGCTTCATTCGCCCCACGGCGTGACGTGAAGCTGCATCATCCAGAACCAGGCGTATTTCGGCCTGCCCTTCCGGTCGTGGTAGCGACCCCAGACCCACCCGTCATCGCAGTCGCCGATGACCTTGACCGGCTCGTCGGTGAACCAGAGAATCACGCCGCGCGGATCGAGGCGTTGGGCCACAGGTGGACGGCGTCGCAGACGACGCACACCTTCAGCGGCTCGATGTTGTCGCGCGGTGGGGTGTCGGCGGCCGGTTCCGTATCTGGCGCCAGTGGCGTCATGATCTGAGCTTGACGGCGGCATTCAGCGCGGTTCACCTGTTTGCGGATGCGCGTACCGGACATGGCCGCGTTGGCGAAGTCCATCGTGACGCTGCGGTCGGCGTGCGCTTCCTTGATGGCACGGCCGCCGTTGAGGACGACGGTCTTCCCCAGCGCCTCGACCTCCGCGGGGCTGGGATTCGACACGACCGGCCACTCGTAGTCCTCGTGACTCCAATCGTCGTCCCAAAACAGCGTCTCCATGCGCCTCCCTTCAGTTCGTAAGTGGACAAGGCGGGGTTCGAACCCGCGACCTCCTGCTTGCAAAACAGGCGCTCTGCCAACTGAGCTACTCGCCCACAACCAGTCTATCGCGAAGGTCAAGACGACGAGTTAGTGCCACGGAGTGTCCCTAATCTGCATCCTTGACGCACGAATCCGGGGGCAGGGTTCGAACCTGCACTTCGAGGTTCAGGGCCTCGCTGGCTGCCAGTTACCTTATCACCCCGGAGTGGACGTGCCGGGAGTTGAACCCGGATCGCCGCCTGGCAGGGGTGTCCCTCGCTGTGCAGGCGGCCGTGACCTTTCACGCCCACGTCCAGTATAGAGGGAGCGTCAATCGAGCACCGCTGACGGGACTTGAACCCGCAAGGTCCGGCCTGAGAAACCGGCGGCTCTACCAATTCGCCTACAGCGGCACATCCAAGTATATCGGGCGAGCGGGATTCGAACCCGCGGCCTCTCGGTCCCGAACCGAGCGCGCTGACCAGACTGCGCTACCGCCCAACGCCGCACCTGGAGTTCGAGTCCAGAACCTCCCGGTCACAAGCCGAGGCTCTACCAATTGAGCTAGAGCGGCGGGTTGAAGTTACCGCGAGGTAGGCTTGGCGCGGCGGTATGAGTCCACCCGCACTTTGCCTTTGCCGCGGTTCGCCCCGCGTGGGGACCGCGAATGCTTCTTGACGCCGACTGCGCTACCCGAGCCAGCCCGACGACGCCGCTTTCCGCGCCCCCGCGTCGCCATCAGGCGGCCGCCGTGGTCTGCGGGCGAAAGCGCCGCGCGAAACCGAAAATCGTGTCGAGAACGTCAATCACAGGGACAGCTTAGCATCAGTCGTCGCCGTTGGCGAGCCAATCCGCGTAGTAGTCCTCGTCATCTTCCGCCGCCTCGACGAACTCGTCGAACACTCAGCGCCGCCGCGGGCGCGTCGGAAGGTGGCCGGTCGGCGGAGGCACCGGGTGGCCGCCAGTCGAGGGAAGCTCCTGCTCCTGCTCCACGACTTGCATGAGGCGGGCGCCGAGCAGAACTGCCGGTGGAAGGTCGCCGTTGACGCGGGCGTCCTCGATGTCGAAGCCGTCCACCTTGAAGCTGACCTCCACGCAGCCGTCTGGGGCGTCGTCTTCCGTGATGGTGATGGTCATCGACGCGCTCATGGCCCTTCCCTTTCGCCGCTCATGCCTCGACGACCTCGTCCAGGTTCGGGACGTTCTCGCCTTTCGGCGGACGGCCGCCGCCATCGCCGGGGAGCGGCCGGTCGGCGGTGCCGCCTTCCTTCGTGTTCGTGGGGTCGGGCATGTTGAGGACGGTTTCTTCGATCCGCTGTGCCTTCTTTTCGTCCTCCATTTCCTCGCGCAGAGGCTTCAGGTTGAACTGGCGCCGGACCTCCTTGACGAGGACGCCGGGGACGGCCGCGAATTCCCCACCGAGCTTGAACTGATCCTCGATGGGCATCTGGTATTCGTAGTCGATCTTCAGCTTCAGGCCGAAGTCGGCGGTGAGTTCTTTCGTCAGCAGCGTCTGGAGCGTGTTGAGGATCGGCCGCATCCGCTTGTTGTCGAAGTTGCGGCGTTCTTCGGCGGGCGTGGTGGTCGAGGAAGTTTCGTTGCCGAGGCCGAGCATCACCTTCGGGACACGGAACAGCGCCAGGATGCGGTCGCGGCTCTGGTCGGACATCAGCCCGAACTCGGCCTTCGTCGCGTCGGACTGGATCGGCTTGTAGGTGAGGCCGCGGCCGAGGACGGCGACCTGGAACGCCTGCTTGGCGCCAGCGTAGATGCCAGCGAACTGGCGGCGCAGCTTCGCCGCGTTCGACTCGGAAATCGCCTGCTCGGCCTCCAGCACGCCCTCCAGGCGAGCGCCGTTTTCGTAGTAGGACGCCTTCGTCTCGGTAAGCGCAATCTCCCCGTCGAAGATGCGCGGACCCATCGCGATGATGCCCGCGCCGCGGTAGGAGTCGTGGGGGTTGGCGCCCTTCCAGTGAATGACCTTCTCGGGCGGAATCTCGACGGCGACCTTGCCGGGCGCCTTGTACTCGTAGTGCTTGACGAGTTCGCCCTTGTCGCCGGGGACGACCTCGACGTGCTGGGGCGGGAGCCGCAGAAGCTGGAGCGGCCGACCGCGGCCGTCATCCCCGCGCTTGTAGAGGAACCCGTCTCCGGTGATGTAGCGGTCGATGACGAAAAGTTCGATGACTTCTTCCCAGCTCTGGTAGCCGTTCGGTTCCTCCAGGAGCTGGACGAGCCAGGGGTCCGCAAGGCGGGCACCGGGTTCCGCCTCCGCGCGAGAGCGCGGGACGGTCTTGCCGTCGTAGTCCTCCAGGTGCCACTCGGCGTGGGCGGCCGTCTCGGCGATGACGCCCATGCAGTCGGCGACCCAATCCATCGCCTTGTCGGTGCCCGATCCGTAGGCTTCGAGCTGGCGCTTCGCGGAGGAGGCGGCGAAGCGGGAGCCGCTGGTGCGTCCCATGTGTGCGCCGTAGACCTCCGGCGCATCCTTGCGCGAGCCGGGGATGACCGCGCGGCCCGGCGCAGCCTTCCCTTCTAGAGAGAGCGCGCCGAGGAAGGTGGAGAGGGGGTTCGCCATCTAGGGAGCCAGTCTAGCAGCGAAACTGCCTCCCGTATAGCACATCGCGCAAGGAAGCGGCGTCACATAAGGTGGGGTCGTGTGGAGGTTTCGTTCCAGCGCGCCCACAAGGCAGCGTCGAATCGGAGAGGGCGGCCAGGGAAGTAGAGGCGTGGGTTTGTGTTAAATGGCGGCCGAGGGCGTGTGCCGCACCCCGCGCTGCTCCGCCCAGCGGGCTGCGCGAGCGGGGTGAGCGTAGCACATCGAAAATTTTGGGGTGAATTTGGCTTTATAGGCTGGTTTGCGGCGAGGATTTGTGTTCTTGCGAATTTGCGGGCTTTGGCCCTGTTCTAGGCACGAATATCGCGAATTTCCTTGTTTTTCGTATACGAAACGTCAAAACTCGTGCCTCATATAGGGCCAAATCCCGAATTTAGGGGTGGTGAATGGGGCCAAAGACGTGTGCTATGCTTGCTTCGTGAAGACTTCTCCGACTGCCCAGGACATCCGGGACGCAATCGGCGCTGGGCGCTATGCAGTGTCCTACGCAAAACAGACTCGCGGGCGCTTCCGCCGCCGGAAGACGAAAACTCGGCGGCCGCTGTTGGAGGCTGCGAAGGTGAAATGTGAACTAGCTGCTGTTCCGCTGCGCTCATACATCGGCATGATTGCTTGGGACAAGCATGAGATTACGGTGGAGCAAGAGATTGAAATGAAGAAGATCATGGAAGACCTCCGCTACGAGCGGCGGCAGATCACCAAGATGCTCTGATGGACGCCGCCATCGAAATCTGCACCATCATCTTCGTCTCGGCCTGGCTGCTGTACCTGGCCGCCCGCGGTGGTTGGAACGCATACTGGTCCCTGACCGGCCGCCGCTAATTGCCCCGCCGGGAGTCGAACCCGGAACCTTGCGGTTAAGAGCCGCCTGCTCTACCAGTTGAGCTACGGAGCAATGGAGCCGGTCGGGATTGAACCGACGACCTCCCGCTTATCAGGCGGGTGCTCTAACCGCTGAGCTACGACTCCAGCTCCCCACCCAGGGCTTGAACCTGGAACCTCCCGGTTAACGGCCGGGCGCTCTGCCAATTGAGCTAGTGAGGAAGGCGACCCGCGGGGATCGAACCCGCATTTGCCAGGATCACAACCTGGAGCCATTTCCTATTCGGCCAGGGTCGCAAGCGCCAGACCAGGGGTCGAACCTGGACCGCCAGCGCCCCCGATCCCGCTTTGAGGCGTCGGCTCTCTACCAGTTGAGTTACCTGGCGCGGTGAGTAGCGGGGGCGGGATTCGAACCCGCGTCTCCAGGTTATGAGCCTGACAAGGTGGCTTGCGCCCCACTCCTCCACCCCGCTATACCGACATCGTATCGCGTCCGTCAAGCGGGCATTCCATATTCCAGAATCTGGAATGAACTCCAAATTCTGGAGCAATTTGGACTTCGCTTGGAGTTGGCGCCGCGACTCCGGCCGCGTCAGTCGGATCGGGGACCATTTGGCAAGTTTTTCCGCTAGAAAACTTGTCACTTGACGCCCATGCTAGGGAAAGGAAACTGAGCGCTATCACGCTTGTCAAATGTGAGGAAACTAAGCGCTACACCATCTGTCAAGCAGGGCCATAGCCTACATATAGGGCTTTGGCCCTCTTACTTTTCGTCCTTGCACCCGTGCAAGCCCCGCCCCTACATCCCCACAACCCCTCAATTTTGGGGTTTACGGCTTGACAATGGGGCTGGGATGTGGTAGTGCGCGGGTCGATGGTTGACAGGGAAATGATTAGGTAGGCGCAAGGGTCTGTGGGGTTGCGGGGCGTTACCACAACCCTACAATCCTGTCTGTGATGGATCGCACACAACGTAAGGTAATCGCCTGCTAGGTTTGTGGGGTCGCAGTAACCAAACAACCCGAAAGGAACGCGACATGAACACGCACCGACCCAATCACGCCTGGACCGTACGCCTTGCTGAATCGGTATACGTCCACCGCGCACACGTCGTCATCACCACTGCATTGCTGGCACTCGTCGCCATTGGCTGTATCGCTTGCGCTACCGCGCAAGGTGCAGTCACCACGGATCGAGAGTGCTTCCCCGCAGACAGTTGGAGTCCGGCACCCGATAGCGTCCGACCCTGCGTCACCATCAAAGCCAACGCACCGGAAGCGGGCGCAGTCCGCTACACGGTAGCCGATGGCTCTGGCATCGTGCGCTATGCCGGGTACATCAACACTCCCTATCGACAGATCATCCACGTCCGCATCGTGAGGGTGGCTGAGGACGGGTCATTCACCTGGAAGGCACGCAGCCGAGACGGGCGCACCACCACGGCCAGCGTTGGCAACCTGGAGGACTGACCAATGCGGATAACGAACACCCGCACCGGCAAGACCACCGCCGCCAAGGACGGCGCAGACCTGGCCCTCATGGTCAAGGTGGAGTTGGACCGGCGTACGGGTATCGAACTGGCAGGGCCGCCCACGCGGCAGACTCCCGCAGAGCGGGCGGGGGACATGCACGAGGCCAACCGCATACAGCGGGAGGCAATCGCATGAAGGGCCACCAGAAGAAGCCGAGTTGGGCGCGCAGTCACAGCGCCAAGCCCAAACGAGTCGGCGGCCGCCGTGAGAGGTCGAAGCTCCGAGACATCAAGCGCGCCCGCTACGCCTGATCCCACAACCCCGCCCCATGTGTGCGCAACATCACACATAGGGCGGGGTTACTGTGCTTTGATGGTCCCATGAAGTCAACCCGAACGAAAGGCACCACGATGTTTGACAAGCGAATCAAGAAACTCCGCATCTTCGAGGCGCTGCCGGGCTGGCAGTCAATCGGAATCGACCTGATAACGCCGCATGGCCCGCTGATCCTGGCCGGACGAGGCCGGGAGACCTGGAAGCCCTCATTTGCCAGCACCGGCGAGCGCGGGATGCGCTGCTACAGCGTCGGCCTTGGTCCGGTCTTCGCGTGCATCTGCTGGAAGCGGCGACCCGGCCACGCTTGGACCGTCCGCGCGGCGGAAGCCCTCAACCGAGGTCTGACCCGTGCGTAGGCTCGCCATCGTTACCGCCGTCCTGGCGGCGCTTATCGCTCCCGGCTTGGTCAGTGGTGCGGCGCCCTCCCCCGCGCCGCCCGCTGAGGGCTGGGGCGCCGCTGAGTTGCGGATTGCGGCCGCCTATTGGGGCGTCCCTACGCCGCCGCTGTGCGGGTCAACGGCGGTTCAATTCGACGTACCCCTACCGCCCGAGGTCGCGGGCGAAGCGACCATCCCGGCGCAGGCGGGTACGGCCTGCTGGATGAAGATCGCCCCGGCGCGGACCATCGGCACGCTGTACGAGCATTGCCTAACCGTCGTCCACGAGTACGGCCATTGGCTCGGCCTGTCACATTCAGGGGACGTATCGTCCCCGATGGCGGCGGAACTGAATCCGACGATCCACGTACGCGGCTGCGCCCGCCTGGCTAGTGTGACGAAGCGCACACACAAACCGGCGAAGACGCGCTAGGGTCTGTTCATGGAGTCAACCACGCGAAAGGGAAACGAAATGCGAACCCGCACCTACAAGATCAGGGACCACCGCGAAGCGGACAACGTGAAGATTCATAAGGACCACGACAAGCGCTACGCAATGGCGAAGGTCAACGCGATCCTGAATGAGCGCCACGGCTCGCTATACGCGCCGCTGGAGCAAGAGCGCGCTACGGAAGACCTTGTACACGCCGCTGAAGCGGTGCCCGGCTTCATCGTCTCTGACCCGGCCATCCCCAACCTGACGGTTCAACTGGACGAAGGGTGCGACGACTAAGCAGCGGGCGCTACGGCGCCCCGCCAAGCGGCAGGGATCGCGCGGCTGACCGCCGACCCATCCTGAGCCGCTTGGCGGGGAATCCTCCCCGACAATCTGAACGAAAGGGTACAAAGCAATGAGCGAGTTCTACGCGAGAATCCAAGGCAGCCGAGGCGAGGCGACCCGCTGCGGGTCCAAGTCAAGCGGTATCGAGGCGACGGCGGAGACGTGGCATAGCGTCATCCGCGCGGAGCAGCACTGCTCCAGCACGGCGGCCAGCGGCCACGAGGCGACCGTCTCAGTGTCCGGCAAGCACGGCGGCAGCGCGCTAACGCTGCGGTTCGACGCGGACACGCTGTACGCACAGAGCGACGATCCGAAAGTACGCGCCGCGCTGGACAAGGTCCGGGACGCGATGCGGGCGGCAGACGAGGCGGCACAGAAGGCGGCCAAAGCATGAACGGCGGCCCGGTACTGATTCGGCGCAACCCGCGCGACGTTGAGGCGTCTGGAGCGGGCGCACCTGAGCGCATCATCAAGCGCGGTACGCGCTCTGTGGTCCCGCTGCCATGCCTGAACTGCGGCAGTAGGAACCGCAAGCCCAACCGGCTGAAGTGCGGCACGCTGGAATGCCAGAACTGCGGGGACGGTGGATGACTCCCGCGAAGCCCTGGCCGAAGGATGGCATTCCGGCTGGCTACGTGAAGCGCATTCACGTTGACCAGCACGTCATCAAGCGGAACCGCAAACACGGCCGCAACGATCCGCCGCTGACGCTCCAGACCAGTCGCGGCGCCATCAAGGCGCACACCGTCAACATCGACGGCGCGTCCCGGCTCGTCAACACGCCGGACAAGCCGCTAAGCTGCGGCGCCGTCATCTACATCGAAACCCGCTCTGCGGTTTCCTACCGAAGGGAGGCGCTATGATGCACGACAAGCCACGCCGCTACAGCGTCGGCGCGCTGCTGACCACGCAAGGCGGCCGCGAAGTGCGGAAACGCATCGAGGTTATGGCGCGCTCCCCGCAGGGTGCCCGCGCTGAGGTTCGGCGGAAGCATCCCGGCTGGCGTCCCTACAACCCGAGGGCGATATGAGCGAGTGGCGCTGTACCTGCAAGGGCGACACGGGCAACGATCCAACGTGCCCGGCACACGGTGGAGCAGCACCGCAACCGCGCCACGAGTTCGCGGGCGAATACACCGGGCCACCTGAGATAGTCACGCTCAGCGATGGCCGCCAAGGTGTCGCGCCCGCATGGATGGCTGACGTTCTCCGCTGTGCTGGGATGGCATCGTGACGCCGCCCCGTGCCTACCCTGGCCGCGACAACGCGCGCCTACTGCGCCGCGCTAGGTCGCTGACGCGCAATCAGTCGGCCGCAACGAATCAGCGCTCGCGCTGCTGCGACCAGCCAAGACACATTGAGCTATCCAACCGTCCGCTAGTGACGGGCTGCGCAAACTGTGGGGCGGTAGTATGAACCGCATGGTTGTGCCAACGCTCGCCGAAACCAGCCGCGATTTCATCGGGCCGCTGAATCCCCACGTTGGCAGCCTTGCGCGGCTGGTACCTGGAGCGCGCGCCATCGCATCGAGGCGGTCCTACGTCCGCATTCATCGACACGAACGCGGACCCCGCGTCTACCTAGTCGGCCGCCGCGTGCATCATGGTCCGGCGTTTGGTCTGGCCGCCGTCCTGTGCTGGCGGTTCCGCTGGCGCACGTTGGCCGCCGCTCTAGGCGCATACGCCGCGACGGACTGGCGGGATTTCCCTTTCACTGACGGATGCAACCATTGAGCTATCCATGAGCGGAATCCAATCATGCCCTCATTGCGGCAGCGCCGACATAGTCGCGGTCGAGTTGGCCGAGGAGGAGCGCGACTGTCTCTATGAGTGCGAAGACTGCGAGGAGCAATTCAACGGCGACGAGTTTGTGTGACCAACGTCACACACTACACCCCCACAATCTGATAGCGTGAGCTATCCCCTCACGAAAGGACATTACAATGCGTATCCGAATGATCTTGCTTCAAAATATGCTTGACCAAGCATATTGCGACGGCATGAAGCACGAACGGGAAAATCCGCTGCGTAACAAGAGCCTGACGCGCACCGTTGCTGGGTGCTATGCCCGGAATCAAATGCGCAGACACTTCACGGCGCGTAAAGGTCCGGGCTGGGAGCATGAGGAGGAGGCACCGTGACCGGCTCATTCATCGGTAAATGCCATCCAACCGATGGCATCGAGCGCGTCCCCATCAACATTGACCCCGCCGTGCGGAAGCGGCTGCGTGACCTGCTGGAGGATTTCCCAGAGTTCCATGCAGTCGGCTACAGCGCATTCATCAACCGCGCCATCGAGCTTGCAGAAGGCGAGGCGATGGTGGCGCGGCGCGAATGTAAGCATTCATGCGCTGATGTAGCCGCAACTCTCTGTCCAAGTTGCGGCGCTGACCTAAGCCGTCCCTAGTGTGACCAACGTCACACACTGAGCTATCCAACCCTGCTAGTCTGCCCGTAACGTAAGTAAGCAAACGAAAGGAACCCCCCCCCCCCTCATGATTCCAGAGCGAACCGGCGTAACCACTGTGAGCACCGTGCAAGGCGAGGACGTGAAAATGTCCATCGACCAGTCGGCGTTGGCCCACATCATGAACGTCTTGACGGACCTGTACGCCGATCCCGAGTTGGCCTGCATCCGCGAGTACCTGACCAACGCGCTCGATTCACATATCGAGGCAGGCCAGACGCGGCCGGTTGAGATAACCACGCCTACGGCTCTGCGGCCGCTGCTGACGATCCGGGATTACGGAGTCGGGCTAGACGCCGATGGCATCCGGGACATCTACTCCCGCTACGGCGCGAGCACGAAGCGCGAGACGAACGATGCGGTCGGAATGCTCGGCCTTGGCTGCAAGTCGGCGCTGTCCTACGTGGACCAGTTCACGCTCGCCGGAATCAAAAACGGCCATCGCATCGTTGTGAGCATCGGCCGCGACGAAACCGGCGCGGGCACGATGACGGTCCTAGAGACTGAGGACGAATGCACCGAGCCGGATGGCGTCGAAATCTGCATCCCCACGGATGACGAGTACGCGCTGTCCCGCAAGGCTGCCGATTTCCTCTCCTATTGGGAACCGGGCCTGGCGCTGCTGAACGGCGCGGTGCCCGCCCCACTGGAGGGCTACGAAGTCGGCGACTACATCGTCGCCGACCGGAACCGCTCATACTCCGCGCTGGGGCGCTTCGACGGCCACCCGCTGACTATCGTTATGGGGAACGTGAGCTATCCGCCGCCCGATGACTTCACTAGCGAGGTAGTGGACTCCCTGCCGGACTCTAAGCGACTCGTGGTCCGCGTCCCCATCGGGGCGGTCCACTTCACGCCTTCGCGTGAGGGGTTGCAGGACTCCACCCGCACGCGGGAGGCCATCCACACGGCGCTGGAGGATTTCCAGGGCTTGGTCGCGACCGCCGTCACCGACGCCGTCACGAACGCGCCGGATCGACCGGCTGCCGCCAAAGCGCTGATCGAAGCTCGCGCGGCGTTCGGCAAAAAGAACATTCCAGAGTTGAAGTGGGAAGGTGAGGAGATTCCGGTTGTCCTGTCGGCGGAAGACTTGGACCCGATCCCGCTGGGCGACGGCAAAGTGAAGGACGCCGCGCTCTGGAAATCGAAGTCACGCACTGGCGGCCAGCGTACCGCCGCAGGGCAAATCACCCTTGACGAGGCGGGCGAATGTCCCTGGATTCTCGGCTACAACAATACGAAATGGTCGAAAACGCAGCGGACCAAGCTCGACCGCTACATGGAGCACCACAACCTGAGCGAAAACGCGAGCGAGGAGAATTATCTCGTCACGGACGCGAAGGCTGTACCCCGGCCCGAATGGATCGACGGTGCGGTGCTCGCGGTGGACTGGCAGGACGTGAGGGCATGGAAAGATCCCGCGAAGGTACGCGCTGGCAGTAGCGGTGGCGGCATCAAGTACGCGGGCACCTACCCGACCTACACGAACGGGCGGCGCCTTCATGAGCACTTCCCCGCTGACAACCTGCCGAAGGTCGGGCGCAAGCTCTACTACGTCGTCATCCACGATAAATACGATTGGCGCGCTCATGAATGCGCCGACCTGCTGGCCGAAGACGCCTACGTTGTCTGTCTCACTGGATCGCGGGCGGCCAAGTTCAAACGGCTCTTTCCCCACGCGCGTCCGGCTATGGAGGCGGCCAAGCGCGCTGCGCAGGGCTGGTACAAATCCCTGAGCGACGATTCCCGGCTCGCTATCGCAATCGGCCCGGACCTGGGCGGCTCATACCCTGGCCCGTCTGCGCTCCCGGCTGACAAGGTAAACGATCCCGAGCTATCCAGACTCTGCGCCATCCGGCAGCTATGGGAGGGCGACACGCTGGAGGCGCGCTGGCGGGCACGCAAGGATTTCATTACGGTGCCAGAGGACTACACGCCGGACATCGACCCGGCGACGGTCTGTGAGCGCTACCCCTTGATCGAGGAAATGTACTACGGTACGATAAACGGAAACCTTGACCACGCCGTACTTTACGTCAATGCGGTCTACGCGGCCGCCAACAAAGGAGGTAAGTAAATGCACCCCTACACCCACGTCAAAACGGAGGGCGGCCGCGAGAGCTTGATGATTTTCACGCCGAGCGGTTCCCCCATCGTCGCCACCGGGGACCATCCGCAGTTCGCGGACCTGCTGGCGGGCGCCGAGTCGGGCGCACCGCTGGATGACCTGCGGGCGCTGTCCGACCTGTCCACCGCCGTCGCACAGCGTTTCGAGACGCTGAGCGAGCGCGTATCCGTCGCACACGGCCGCGTGTTCTTCGACGGTGACGAGGTCGATTCCACCATCACCGCGCAGATCATCCGCTGCCTGGACGATCCGAGCGCTGGCGACTGGAAGCCGCTCGTGCTGTTCATGGAAAACGTCGCCGCCAACCCCAACGAGCACTCGCGCGAACAGTTGTTCGATTGGCTGCGGGACCGCGAGTTCACCATCACCACGAACGGCTGCTTCATCGCCTATAAGGGCGTCCACATCCGCACCGAGGATGACAACTACCCCTACCAGTCGAGCAGCCGTGGTGAGGCCATCGTCAACGGGGAGCGCTTCACCGGCAACATCCCCAACGGCGTCGGCGCTACCGTTGAAATGCCGCGCGCTGAAGTCCAGCACGATCCCGCCGTTGGCTGTCACACCGGCTTGCACGTCGGTACCTACAGCTACGCGCAGGGTTGGGCGCAGGGTGCGCTGCTGACGGTGATGGTCAACCCGCGCGACGTGGTTTCCGTGCCGACCAGTTGCAGCGCCCAGAAGATGCGCGTCTGCCGCTACGTCGTCTCGGATGACGAGCCGACCGCACCGGAGGCGTCGCCCGCCATCGCTGAGGCGAAGGTCTATACCGAGCTGGTAAACAACTGCCCGGAAGACTTCGACCACCACGCGGCGTTCGTGCTGACGGGCGAACAGCGGGCGCCGTTGAAAGACGAGTTCTACACGCCGCTGGAGGACGCAGGCGCATTTTTCATCGGAAAGGTACACCGCGCGATGGACGACCAGACCACTCCCGCGAAAATCTTGGTCCCGCAGGACTAGGGACCAGAGGGACGCCCCGTAGTGTGACCAACGTCACACTACGGGGCGGGGGCTTCTGATACAGTAACCCAACTTGACCGGGGCACTCTCCCACAAAGCGAGAGCACACAGGCAGCACCCGCCCCGCGCATAATGAAGTGACTACCACCGGCCGATCAAGCGACGGGGTAGGGCGGGCGGAGAGTCCGTAAACCTTGACTCTCCGCCCCACGCGCCGCTCTAGCCCAATTGGCAGAGGCGTCCGATTCAAGATCGGAAGGTTGCAGGTTCGAGTCCTGCGGGCGGCATGTTCACACAAAACACGAAAGGAGCACGATGACCAAGCGCCAGAGACAAGCCAAACACGCCGCAGAGCACCGCCACATGCGCGACCGTCTGCTGAGAATCTTCGACGCAGCGGACGCCGACGTGACGGAAGCAGGGCGACTCTGGTACCCCGGCGCGGAAAACGTCATCGCCGACCTGAGCCGTGAGTTCTCGCTAGGCCGCCCGCGTGTGGCCGCCGTCGTGGCGGTCCTATCGCCCCGGCAGCGCTGGCGCAAGAACATCGAGGGTGCCCGCCACGTCCTGGAGGGGGAACCGTGGCGGGCACCCGGCTACGATCCCAACCGGGCGAAGGCGGTAGCCCTCGCTGAGGGAGCACCGCTGGAGCAGATCATCGGCGGCGACAAGGTCACGAGCTTTTGGGCCAACCTGATTGGCTCGCGCACCGCCGTCACGGTGGACGTGTGGGCGCAGCGTGCGGCCCTGGGGCACTACCACCGCCATCAACCAAAGCACGGCCGGTACGGGCGGCTCGTCTCGATCTACCGTGCCGCCGCTGAGGCAGCCGGGGAGACGCCCCGCGAGTTCCAAGCCATCGTCTGGAACGCGATCCGGCCCGCCGTCGAACATCAACGCGATTGGAGCGCCATCTATGGCACCGCATCTTGACTCCGCAGAGCTAGTGACCCGCGCCACGGCCGCCGAGTTGGCCCGCAAGGCACGGATCGAGGCTGACCGGACGGAGAACGGCGCTCGCATCCGCGAGCAAGTCGAACGGGAGGCACCCGCGCACATCACGGACGAAGACGCCGCAGAGCAACGGCGCTTTGAACTGGAAGACGAAATGCGCGACAAGCTGTCTCCCGAGGAGCTTTACCCAGAGCACTTCCCGGATGACGGGGAGGACTCATAATGCAGCGCATCCATTATTTCGTGTTACACGAGACGGTGGAACCGTATATACGGCAACTGCTCGAAACCAAGGAACAATTGGTAGAGAGCATACTGAAAGGAGTATCACCTATGGAACCCAATCTAGTGACGCTGGTTGTTCAGAATCCGGGGGAGCAGGCGGAGGTCATCGCCCGCGACTACGGTCTGACGCCGGGAACCGCCATCGAGCAGTACGGCGGCCAGATCAAACACGGAGCGTTCGTTTCCCTGTCGGGCGACGGCGTACAGCTTCTTGTCGCTGACCGCGAAGTTGACGGCATCCTGTACCTCCAGAACAACGAGCACCTGATCGACGGTCAGGGCGCGGACATCGACCTCATTGGCAGCGTCGTCGCCAGCGGTGACGTTCCCTGCGAGCCGGACGAGGCCGACCTGGAGACGTTCACCGTCTACGGCGTGAACGACAACCACGAGACGTTCACCGCCGTCGTCTCCGCCACCGAGGACACCATCGCGGACGTTGCCGTCAAGGCAGGCACCGTTGACGAGGGCTTCGAGCACCTTGTCAAGATCGTCGCCATCCTCAAAGGCGACCAGACGGACCTGGAGTCGGTCGAGGTCTAGTCCCTGTCACGGAGGGGGGGGGGGGGGGGGGGGGGTTACCACCCCCCCCCACAGTGAAAAACAAACAAACAAAACCACAAACCAAAACGAGCAAAACAAATGAAAAACA